ATGGCGGAACTCTTGTCGCACCGACTGTTCGCGCTGTTGCTGCGCGAGGTGGAGCGCCTCGAGGCGGGGGCGATGGACGAGCATACAGCCAGGGAGGCGCCGGGGCCGTCCGCCGGTGTCGGCGGCACGGAGAGCCGCCCCGCGTTGAAGGGCCGGGCGACCGGCAGGACGGCAGCGACCGGCAGGCCGGCACCAGTCGGCGCCAAGCCGGCCGCGGCGCGGGGAAGCTTCAAGGAACGGGCCGACGCGCTGATTCTCCTGACCCGGACGCTGGAGAAGCTCCTGGAGCTGCGCTCGCTGGAAGCCAGGGCTGGCGAGGGCGACGAGGTGGAGACGTTGCGGCTGCGCGAGGCGTTCATGCGCCGGCTGCGGGCGCTGGATGCGCGGCGTGCCGGCGGACCGAAGCTGTTCGGCGACGAGGCGGGGACGGAAGCGACGTCCGCGCCGGCGGCGCAGGCGCGCAGACGGCAGGCGGGGCCGAAGAGGAGCGCAAAGGCGCGGCCGAAGGCGGGCAAAACGAACGACGCGCGAGGTGCCGATGGCGCATAGCGGGGACGGAGATGGGGACGAGGACGCTGCCAGCGAGAGCGCGGCGCGGCTGACCGAGGCGGAGTTCTGGGGCGAGACGGATCAGCTGATCTCCCGGCAGAAGGCCCGGGTGCTGGCCGGCGCGCAGCCCTCCTGGGCGGTCACCGCGCGGCCTTCGCAATTGCCGCCGCCGGGCGGCTGGCGGCAATGGCTGATCGTCGGCGGCCGGGGCTCCGGCAAGACGCGGGCGGGCGCCGAATGGGTGCGGGCGATGGCGGCCGGCAAGGCCCCCTACGCCGACCGGCCGCATATGCGGATCGGGCTCTTGGCGGAGACGCTGGCCGACGCCCGCGAGGTGATGATCGACGGGGAAAGCGGACTGCTCGCCGTTTCCGGCCAGCCGCGACCGGTCTTCGAGGCGAGCCGGCGGCGGCTGGTGTTCGCCAACGGGGCGATCGCCCAGATGTTCTCGTCGGAGGATCCCGACGCCCTGCGCGGCTACCAGTTCGATCTCGCCTGGGGCGACGAGCTGGCGAAATGGGTGCATGGGGAAGCGTGTTTCGACAATCTGCAGCTGGCGCTGCGGCTGGGCAAAAGTCCGCGCGCGCTGTTCACGACGACGCCTCGGCCGATCCCGCTCCTGAAGCGGCTGATCGCAGATCCGCAGACCGTTGCGACCCACATGACGACGGCGGAGAACGCCGGCAATCTCGCGCCGGGGTTCCTCGCCGCGATGACCGAACGCTACGGCGGCACGCGGCTCGGGCGGCAGGAACTGGATGGGCAGATCCTGTCTGCCCGCGAGGACGCGCTGTTCGACCTCGCCCGGATCGAACGGGAGCGCTGCGCGGCGCCGGACGAATTGCAGCGGGTGGTCGTCGCGGTGGATCCGCCGGCGACCTCGACGGCGAAGTCCGACGCCTGCGGCATCGTCGCCGCGGGACGCGGGGCCGACGGGACGATCTATGTCCTCGCCGATGCGAGCCGCAGGCGGGCCAAGCCGCATGAATGGGCCGCCGCCGCGATCGGGCTCTATCAGGCGCTTCAGGCCGACCGCATTGTCGCCGAGGTGAACCAGGGCGGCGACATGGTGGAGGCGGTGATCCGGGCGGCGAGCCCCGACACCCCCTTCCAGGCGGTGCGGGCCACGCGGGGCAAGTGGCTGCGGGCGGAACCCGTTGCCGCGCTCTACCAACGCGGCCGGGTGCGCCATGCCGGCCGGTTTCCCGAGCTGGAAGACGAGATGGCGGATTTCGGCGCTGACGGCTTGTCCGGAGGGCGGTCCCCGGACCGACTCGACGCGCTGGTCTGGGCGGTGAACGCGCTGGCCGGTGGTGGCGAGGCGCCGCGGATCCGGGGGCTTTAGGGGGCGGCAGCGTCGCGCGCTGCTGGCGAAGGGCATTTGCCGGTGAGGCCGGCGCCGTGCCGAAGGGCTCCCGCGCTAACAGGTGGCCGGCCGCGCAAATGGCCAGTTTCCCGAACGCATTCCAGAACATCGGAGCGACACATGGGACTTGCGGGAACGATCGCGAGCTGGTTCGGCGCGGCCTCTCGGCCGCCCGGTGAGGGCGAGGGCGCGGTGCCCGGCGAGCAAAAATCCATCGCCACGGTGGCGGGGACGCTGGTTTTCACGGGTGGCGGCGACGGGGCCTTTGTCGAGCGGTCCTATGCGGCGCTGGCGCGGGGCGGGTTCATGCAGAACCCGGTCGCCTATCGGTCCGTCCGGCTGATCAGCGAGGCGGCGGCGGCGATCCCGCTGGTGCTGCACGACGGCGACAGCGAGGTGAGCGGGCATCGGCTGCTGGAGCTGTTGCGGCGACCGAACCCGATGACCGACGGGGCGGCCTTCGTCGAGGCGATCTGCGGCCATCTTCTCCTGTCCGGCAACGCCTATGTGGAGGCCGCGCTGATCGACGGCGAGGTGCGGGCGCTGCATCTCCTGAGGCCGGACCGGGTCCGGCTGATCGAGGGTGTCGACGGCTGGCCGGAGGCCTACGAATACCGGGCGGGGGCGAGCGTCCGGCGGATCGCGGCGGAGGGGCCGGGCGGTGAGCCGTCGACGATCCTGCCGCTGGCGCTGTTTCATCCGCTCGCCGACCATCGCGGCTTTGCCCCGCTGGGGGCGGCGCAGAACGCTCTCGATCTCCACAATGCCGCGGCGCGCTGGAACCGGGCCCTCCTGGAGAACTCGGCCCGGCCCTCGGGCGCCCTGATCTACTGTAACGCGACAGATCAGATGAGCCTGGCCGGGATTTTCCGGGATCAGGCGGAATCTCGGGGGAAAGTGTAGGCGGAGCGGGGCTCTGAGAGGCGATTGACGGACAAATGGCGAGAGCCGAGGCGTCAATTCAAATGCTCCCTTGAGGCGGAATTCGGCGCCAAGGGCGTCAATTCAAATGCTCCCACAAATGCGGCTCAAAAGGCGGTTCTCCGAAGTGTAATGCGCAAGAACACATGGCGGCTTGTGGGAATGCGCGGGCGAACAAGAAGCTTCGGAGCTTCTTTGCCCGCGCAAGATCAAAATGGCGGTTTTGCATACGGATGGAGGCTTGATGCGCATCAACAGATTGGCGGCATTGAGTGGAAGCGAGCGCGGATAGTGGTAACTGGCGAGAGAACATTGCGAACGCTTTTGCTGCAGCGCTTCCGCTTGATGCAGCACGTGGGTTCTACGGTTTTGCGGCGTAAATGCGCTCACCGCCTCGATAAGACAGATGCCGTAATAGCGGGGCCAGTCAGAGATGTAGACGCCGACCCTGAGCTTATTATGTCTCTTACCGCCGCATCAATTCCGTGCAACGCGGACGATCTGATCACGTTCCCGAGATGCATCATAGATGAGACGACGATTTTAGTGGGACGAGCCAAAATAATTTGACCATCGTTGGAAATCTGTGGTCCCGAATAGAGGACACCAACGAGATTGAGGCGAGCCTTGCCAAGGGCGTAAATACCATTACGCCTATCTAAGTACCCAGTCCGATCGTATATGAATACAGGGGATCCGGAAGAGCCAGGAAAACAGGCCATGTCGACCATGAATTCCTCCTTCCCGTTGTATCTTTTTGACATAGAGGACGCCGTACAGCCGCGTCGAACTATAGGTAAATTGTTAAAATAGTCGTAGAGTCCGTTAGGGCATCCAATCATCATGACTTCTTCGATGGCGTCAAAGTAATTCCAGTCTTCGTCAGATGGGATTATGCTCGCATCCACCGAAAGATAAAAAATGGGACTATCACTATGAAGATAATGATTGAGTAGACCGCCAATCGGAATTGCACAAAGATCGATATTGTCGTCTGGGTGATCGACGTTTGAATTTTGTGTGAGTTGCATCCTGCATTCGCAAATCATCCCTGATGGTCGATTGTTCTCGCTGAAATGAAAATAAGCGGAAACTTCATCGGACCCTTCGACTACGTGTTTATTTGTCACTATTGTTGGGATACGACTATCGCCGGTTTCAGCAAAATCCATGAAGAAACCAGTCCCGGTGCCGATAGGGACGCCCTTTGCAAATGACGTGAGCTTCACCGAGCAATAAATTAATCTTTCAGCTATCGACAGATCAGGTATTTTAATTTCAGGGGCCGACATGACGTCTCACCTTATATCTAGGTTGGGCGTGATCACTGAATGGTGGCGTGAACGGTCTCGGTTGTGGTGCCGCATGAATCCGGCCAGCCAAGCTGTAGCAGCGCATCGGCAGCGACCGACTTGTCCTCCTGCAACTACATCGCCCGGCCGAACCACATGACACGACCTGCAACGTGAAGCTGGTCGACCTCGCCGGCCTTGATCTCCTCGTCACGGCCATAGACCGCCTTGTTGTCGCTGGACAGCACGACACCGCCGTCGATCAGCATAAACAATCGCTTGACCAGCAGAAGGCCGCCATAGACGACGACGTAGATCGCGGAATCGACGGCCATGTTGATGGATGTGTCGATGATCAGCATGTCGCCCGAGCGGATCGTCGGTTCCATGGAATCGCCCTTGGCGGTCAACATGCGAGCGGCGCCAGGCGTAATGTGACGCTCCCGCAACCAGCGATCGGAGAAGGCGACGAGCTCGCCCTCCTCCTCATACTCGACGAGCGCACCGGCACCCGCGGAAGCGGCGAGATCGAGACGGGGCACCAGCACCAGCGCGTTAGCAGCAAGGGATTTTGGATCAACGACTTGCAGCATCGGCGCTCCGGAATGTTCTTGTTGTGTTCCATCGCTACCCTGACTCGAAACTGCGCGAGAGTCACGTTCTGATTCGCGCCGAAGGCCTTCGCCTGTCGCGAGCCATTCAACAGACACTCCTGTCGAGCGCGCGATCTGAACGACCTTGTCCAATCCGGGAGTTCCGCCGGCAAGGTACTTCCTCAGCAGGCTCTGGCCGATCCCCAGATGGCGAGCGAACGCGTTAGCACTACGGTGCTCGGAAGCCAGCTCCTCCAGTCTCTCCGCGAACGTGCTCACTTGCCACCCAAACTTTGAAGTTGCTTCAAAGTTCGCAAATTCGCCCTTTGAACGCGCCAAGTCTCTGATTTTTCGCAGGTTCCGCAGGCCAAGCCCTCTGGAGGCCACGCGCCTAACAATGAAGTGCCCTTTGGGCTCTCGGGGGCTTGATTGTTGCGCACTATAGAGTTAACTTCCGTGTCACTAACCGTTAAATCCACCCCAGAAAAAGGCCGGCCTGCCAACCGGCCTCTCCCGAGGAGCCCGAATGAAGCGAAACGCCGCCAGGCCGCCAGCCGAATGGAACCGCCATTCGATCAAGGCGGAGGTCCATTCGCGTGGCATGTCCCTGTCCGGGATCGCGCGTGACGCCGGTCTGCCGGAGAGCGCCTGCCGGCACGCCCTAATGGGCCTCAGCCGCAAGGGCGCGGACGCCATCGCGGCCGCTCTCCAGATCCCGTTCGACACCTTGTTTCCCGCGGACATGTTCGTCCGCTCGCGTTCGAGCCACGCCAAACCTAACCCGAAAAATCCCGTCCCGTCGCGGCAAAAGCGCAAGGCGGCGTCTGCCAGCGAGAGGGCCTCCGCATGACCTTGCTGTCGGCGTTAACCGCGGCCGTCACCAGACCGGAGATGATCATGCTGGCGATGACCTACGGCGTCGGCATGATCGCCCTCGGTCTTGCGATGGGGCGAGGGAGATAATGACCACAGGCGAGTTCCTGACCGCCTGCACCTCCTTCGCCCGTCGCCATCCGGCGGCGGTGCTGGAGATGGCCGCGCCGGAACTCGCTGTCGATCCCAGAGCCTCCGCCCGTCACGTCCGCACGACGGTGCTCCAAGCCCGCAAGCGGATGATTACCACCGCAAAATTCACCCTGCGTACGGCGGCGATCGCCAGCGAGGGCGCAGCCGACCCTGACCTCTTCACCACGCCAGAGAGACTGACCGCATGACGACGCATTCCATGATTTCCCTCGCCTCGATTGAGACCGAAGGCCGGCTTCGCGCCCTCGACCCCATTTGGGTGAGCGTTCTGGCGGAGGAGTTCACCCGCGACGGCCAGACGAACGCCATCCGCGTCGTCGCCCGCGGCAACGGCTTCAAGCTGGTGAAGGGCGCACGCCGGATCGCGGCGGCCTTGCAGCTCGGCTGGAGCGAGATCGAGGCCCGCATTGAGCCGGAGGAGGCCCTTCCCGACGACGCTGCCGTTCGGCTCGCCGAGATCAAGAGCAACATGCTCCGGAGCGACCTGACGGCGCTCGACCGCGCCATCTATGTCGCCGCCTGGTGCGAGATCTACCAAGCCGCCCAACCGGCGCAAAAGCCCGGCCGGAAGAAGGCTGGTGAGACTGCGGCCGAGAGCGACGAGGAATTGAGTGCCAAGTTGGCACTCAATTGGACGGACGCAGCACAGAACGCCCTGAAGTTGGGCCGGCGCGGTGTATTCCGCTCCCTCAAGATCGCGAAGATCGAAGGCGATCTGCGCAGCCGGATTGCGCTTCACGCCATCGCCGACGTGCAGAGAGAGCTGCTGCTGCTCGCGGAACTAACGCCGGTCCGGCAGCGTGCCGTCGTCGATCTCCTGACCAGCGATCCTGCGAAGGTGACAAGCGTGACCGAGGCGCTGGCGCTGCTCGACCACGCGCCAGGCGCCAAACCTGTTCCGGCTTATGAGCGAATGTATGAGCGGTTCGTCCGGCTGAAGGCGCCCGAGAAGGAAGCGTTCTTCGAGATGAACGCCGAGGCCATCGACGTCTGGCTCGCCAAGCGCGCGGCCAAGCGCGGGCGGGCCGCCTGATGAGCCGCCGGCGCGACGCCCACACACGCGATCTGTTCGCCGCGCCCGAGCCCGTCTCGGTCGGGTTCGGACCGGAGGTGACCGGCCGAGGCTCACTCGCCTCGCAGATCGCCCGGGTCGTCAGCCGGACGACGCAGGACGCGCGCGAGGAGGCCGGGATGACGCGCCGGCATCTGGCAGAGCTGCTGACCGTGAGGCTGGGCCGTCCCGTCTCGGAAACTTCGATCGAGAAGTGGGCGTCGGAAGCGGCTGAGGAGAACCGCATCCCGCTCGACGCCTTCATCGCCCTCATCGCGGAGACCAAGGGCTACGAAGCGCTCGGCTTCGTGCCCTCGCTCTTCGGCTACGCGGTGGTCGAAGAGAAGTATGTCGAGATCATCGAGATGAAGCAGATCGAAGATCACCAGCGGCTACTCGATGCCCGGATGGCGACCCTCAAGGCCAAGGCGAGGGCGCGGACATGAAGCTGTCGCTCGCCAGCCAGATCGCCTGCGTGAGGCGGGAGATCGCCCAACGCCGCAAGGTCTATCCGCGCCTCGTCGCGACCCGGAAGATGCGCCAGGTCGAGGCCGACCGGCACGTCGACGAGATGGAGGCGGTCCTCGCCACGCTCGAATGGATGCAGCCCAACGAGGCGGACATCCGCGCCTTCGTCGAAGCACAGCGGGAGGCGCGGTCATGAAGGAATGGCTGACGGCCCGCGAGATCGCTGCGGAGAACCTGCCGCATATACCTTCAACCGTCAGGGGCATCCTTGACCTAGCGAGCCGCGAATCCTGGAACGACCACCCGGCCTTTGCGCGCCCCCGATCGGGGCGCGGTGGCGGGACGGAGTACCACATCCGGCTTTTGCCCGCGCTCGCGTCTCTCGAGTATCAACGCCGCTATCGCCGGCTCGGTCTCGTCGATCTGCCGACCGCAGCGAATGACGAAGAAGCGGTTCCTGCCTCCATGCTGAGTGCCCGTGCGAGCCTGGAACGGGACGCGCGACTTGCGATCATCAAGCACTTCGACAGCTTCCGATCCGGGCTGCGCCTCAACCAGCAAGGGGCGATGCAGGCGTTCGTCGACCGCTACAATGCGCGTACCCTCCATATCGAAGATTGGGTTCTGGAGCTGGTCGAGACGATCTCGAAGGGCTCGCTCAAACGCTGGATCCAGAAACACCGTCGCGGGGCGCCGATCGGCGTCGATCGCGCACTTGCCCGGAAGGGTACGGGGATCCTCGACACCGCCAATGGTGGGGCCGTGCGAGCGACCATTCTGGCACTTCTGGCGGACAATCAGCATTTCACCGCCGAGCATATCCGGGACGTCGTCGAATCGGAGTTCGGTAAGACGCTCACGGTTCCGGGCAAGGCCGGCGACAAGACCGTCCCGCTGCCGCCGATCCGTGCCTTCCAACGGGTTTCGAAGGAGCTTCGAAGCTCGCAGGAAGTGACCTTGATGCGGGTGCAGAACCCGGATCGCTTCCGCTCGACGATGGCGCCGCGGGGCATCGGGACCTTGTCCTATGTCAGCGAGCCGAACCAGCTCTGGCAGATCGATGCTTCGCCGGTCGACGCGCTCTGCACAGACGGGCGGCACGCGATCTATGTCTGCCTCGACATCGCGACGCGGCGGATGGTGCTTTCCGTCAGCCGGACACCTCGGGCGTCGGCCGTGGCCCTGTTGATCCGCAAGGCGATCCTCGCCTGGGGCATCGCCGACAAGATCAAGACCGACAACGGCTCGGACTTCACGGCTCGCGACACCCAGCGCCTGTTCACCTTCCTTGGCATCGAGGTCGAGCTGTCGGACGCCTACACGCCGACCCAGAAGGCCCATGTCGAGCGGGCGATCGGCGATTTCCAGAAGGACTTCGCAACGATGCTGCCAGGCTTCGTCGGGCACAACGTCGCCGACCGCAAGGCGATCGAGGAGCGTCGCAGCTTCGCGGCCCGCCTCGGCACGACGGATGAGGAAGCTTTCGGCGTCGCGCTCACCGGCGAGGAGCTGCAGCGGGAGGTCGATCGCTGGGCCGCACTTCATGAGCACGAGGCGCATTCGGGCCTGAAGGGCGAGACACCCTTCGCGGTCGCCGCACGCTCGACCAAGCCGCCGCGGACCGTCGACGAGCGCGCCCTCGATGTCCTGTTGATGACCGTGCCGCAGGGCGGGACGCGCCGGGTGACGTCGAGCGGCATCCGGGTCGAGGGCAACCACTACATGGCGCCATCGATCCTGCCCGGCACCGAGGTCCTGGTGCGAATGGACAGCGCCGATCTCGGCGTCGTCTACGCCTTCACGCCGGACGGCGAGTCCTTCCTCGGCGCCGGAATCTGTCCGGCCCTGTCCGGCATCGATCCGGCCGAGGCAATGCGCGCCCTGAAGGCGATGCAGAACGAGATCACTTCGCGCGGAGCGGCGGCGATCAAGGCGGAGATCCGCCGCCTCAAGAAGGGCGGCGCCTGGCACGAGCGCATCCTCGGCGTCCGGGAGGCGCGCGCGCCGAACGTCGTCGCCCTGCCGAAGCGGGGGGAGGCCCATGTCACCCCGCAGATTGCGGCGGCCCTCGAGGCGATGGATGCGGCTGACGACCGGCGCGCGCCGGTGCCGACCGATCCCCGCGTGGCGGAGATGCAGCGCCGATTGATCGCGGAGGCGGAAGCTGAAGAGAAGGCGGCGCTGTGGGAGCGCGGTCGTGAGCGCTCGCGCCGGCGCGAGGCGGAGATCGAGGCTGAGCGGACAGCTCACCTCCCGGAGACGGTCAAGCCGCTGCCCGAGAGCGCCAAGGCGAAATACGTCCGCATGGAGCTGCTGCGCCGCCGCATCGAGGCCGGCGAACAGGTCGAGATCGAGGATGCGATCCTCCTCGGTCGATACCAGGAAACCGCCGACTTCAAGGGCCAACGCGACATGCACGAGGCCTATGGCGACGCATACCTCGCGCTCTGACGCGAGGCAAAAAAATGGGCTCGGGGGGCGACCGAGCCCAGACACGGCCTTCAGGCCGCAAGTGCAACGCGGAGAGAATGATGAACATGACGCCCCACGTCAATCCACCCGTCAACAAGCCGGCGCCACTTCGAAACGTCGCCGCCTTCACCAGCCTGATCAACCGGGTCGTCGACCGGCGACCGGGCCTGCCGGGTCTCGCCTGCTTCTATGGCCATTCCGGCCTCGGCAAGACCAAGAGCGCGATCTTCGGGGCGAACCGGCACCGCGCCGCCTATGTCGAGTGCGGCCAGATGACGACGGCCCGCTCGCTGCTGGTGTCGATCCTCATGGAGCTCGGCATGCCGAAGCCGAAGGGCACGGCAACCGAGATGCTGAACGAGATCGTCGAGATCCTCGCCCGTGATCCGCGACGCCCGCTGATCATCGACGAGGCCCATCACATCGCCCACAAGGCGTTCGTCGACGTGGTGCGCGAGCTGCATGACAAGAGCGACGCCCCGATCGTGCTGATCGGCGAGGAGACGCTGCCGAAGCATCTGGAAGCCTATGAGCGTGTCCACAACCGCATGCTGGACTGGGTGGCGGCGGTGCCCTGCAACGGCGAGGACTTCGTCATGCTGGCGCGGACCGTCGCGCCACGGATCAAGATCGGCGCCGACCTTGCCGAAGAGATGCTGGCCGTCACGGCAGGCAATACCCGCCGCATCGTCGTCAACCTCGCCAAGGCCGAGGAAGTCGCCGCGCGGGAGGGCATCGGCACGATCGATCTCGCGGCCTTCGGTGGGCGCGATGCGATCCTCGGTCTCAGGGCGCCGATGCCGAGGGCGGCCCGATGACGCGCGTCCGGGAATCGAGGGATCTGCGCTCGAAGGTGGAGATCGCCCTGCCGAAGGGGGAGCCGGCCATCTGGGAGATGATCCAGAAGCTCGACAAGGAAGGGTCGTGGTCGACGGCCGACATCGCACGCTTCGTCGGCTCCTCGCCGAAGGTCATTCTCCATTACGTCGCAAGGCTGGACGCTGCCGGTTTCGTCGAGCGCGTCGGGCGATCGCAGGAACGCGGCACGCCGCATCTCTACCAGATCGCCCGCCCGAGCATCTTCGCGCCGCGGGTCTCCAGTTCCGGCGAGGTCCTGCCGGAGCTGATCATCGAGACGCTCTGGCGCACCATGCGCATGCTCAAGACCTTCCAGGCCGAAGATCTCGCCGCCTATCTCGCCGAGACCGGCAGAGCCCCGAACATCAAGTCGATCCGCGTCTATCTCTGGCGGCTGCATGGCGGCGGCATTCTCGCTCTGGCAGGGCCGCGCAGCCAGCGACAGGAGCAGCGGTTCCGGCTCGTCCGGATCCCCGGTCCGCGGGCGCCGAAGATCCTCACGGCCAATGTCCTCTGGGATCCGAACCGGGGCGAGCAGCTGGGCACGGCGCAAGCCGAGGAGGTCGGGCTGTGAACCAACGCCAAAGCTTCGAGGAAAAGACGCTCCTCGCCTGGGGCGACGATCGCCCGGACTGGATCGTCGAGCTTGCCCGCTTCGCGGATGCCGAAGGACTGACGGGCGCCGGCAAGCGGGTCGGCCGTCCGGCTTCCACCCTCAGCCAGACCCTCTCAAACACCTATCGCGGCGACGTCGGGAAGATCGAGGAGCGGGTCCGGGGCGCGTTGATGGCGCTCACCGTGGAATGCCCGGTCCTCGGCGAAATCGGCCGCGACCGCTGCCTCGACGAGCAGGGGAAGGACTTTTCCGGGACGAGCGCCATGCGCGCCCAGCTCTACCGGGCCTGCCGGTTTTCCGGCTGCCCGCACTCCAAGCACACGAAAGGAACCGATCATGGATAAGAAGACCCCGCTGCGCCTTTCGGCGCGCATTCGCGAGCTGCGGACGTTCTTCGGCGAATATGACCGCGCCGGCGTCGTCCTCGGTGGCGTCGCCGTCGATGCTCTGGCCGAGCGCCTGCGCAGCTTCGAGATCGACGCGGCGGACCTGGAGACCGGCACCCGGGCCGGTGTTGTCGCCGCCCGCCCCATGTCCGAGATCGCCCGGCGCTACGCCGGCACGGCGGCGGGAGCGGCCCGATGATCCCGTCTTCCGCACAACCCGTCATCCGGCCTGCCGTCGACCGGATGCTGCAGGCCGAGGAGATCATCCGGGCGATGCGCCGGAAGATCATTGCCCCCAAGCAGGCGACGCAGGCGGACGAGGCCCTAGTGGCGATCGACAATGCCATCGCCGAGCTCGTCGCGGCCCGCGCCGAGATCAATGCCGGCCACCTCACCCGGGCTGCCGATCGGGTGGCGTCATGAACGCTATCCGGACCATCACGGCGGCGGTGGCGGAGATCCGCGGCGTTGCCCTCGACGACATCCTGTCGGACCGACGGTCGCAGCATGTCGTGCGGCCGCGGCACGAGGCGATGTATTTCGCGAAGGCGCTGACACCGGCCTCGCTGCCGGCGATCGGTCGGCGGATGGGCGGGCGCGATCACACGACGGTCCTGTCCGGCATTCGACGGGTCGAGGACCGGATCGCCTGCGAGGCCGGTTATGGGGACGAGATCGAGGCGATGAGCGCGGCGATCCGCCAGAAGCTCCCTGCAACGGGACGGTTCGAGCTGGTGCCGCCCGAGGACGTCGACGTCGAGGGCCTGGCGGCTCGGGTCGAGGCGGCGATCGCCGCCGGTGAGCAGATGACGATCTACGCCGACCAGGTTGCCGCGCTGGCGGCGCAGGTCCTGCGGCTGGAGCAGCGGCTGAGTGCGGTCACCGCCGCAGCTGAGCAACAGCGGGCGGACCTCAGCGAGGAGCTGACCGAATACCGGGACGCGCTGGCGATCGCCGCCGCTTCCACCGAGGAGAGCCCGGCCGTGCGCGCTGTCCTCTCGGCCCATCGGCAGTTCGAAAGCGACCGCTACAGCGGCCGCGAGCGCTTCGCCCAGCAGCAGCTCGACCGGACCTTGAAAGCCCTTCAAACCCACTTTGCAGCAAAGGACATCGCAGCATGAGCGCGACCGCAGCAACCACCCATGAAGCACAAATCAACGAGGCGAAGTCGCTGCCGCCTAGCGCGCAGGAGGTCAATGGCAAGATCTACCTCCCTGACTCCAAGGGCAATCTCGTCCCGATCGACATGGTCAAGGCCGAAGACCGCATCGAAGACGAGATGGTCCGGAAGGTCATGGGCTTTGCAAAAGACCTCTCCGATCAGGTCACCCGGTTCAAGGAGCACACGTTCGCCGACATCGGCGACTTCCAGGCTCTACTTGCGCAGCACTATGGCGCGGCCAAGGGCGGCAAGAAAGGCAATGTGACCTTCCTGACCTTCGACGGGCTGAAGAAGGTTCAGGTCCAAGTCGCAGATCTGGTCGAGTTTGGTCCGCAATTGCAGATCGCGAAGACCCTGATCGACGAGTGTCTGAACGAATGGTCCGCGGACAGCCGTCCGGAGATCCAGACAATCGTCACTCGCGCCTTTAATACCGACAAGGAAGGTCAGGTAAACCGGGCCGAACTCGATCGGTTGCGCCGATTCGAGATTGCCGACGAGCGCTGGATCCGAGCCATGGGAGCGATCGCCGACGCGCGTCGGGCGATCGGCTCGAAGGAATACGTCCGCTTCTACGAGCGTGACACGCCGGAGGGCGCTTGGCGGGCTGTCACCATAGCTCTCGCGAGCGCGTGATGGCGACGAAATGTCCAAGCCGTCCCATGTATTGGAGGATAGCTGGTCAATGCGCCTGGGCAGCAGTGCTAAATTGTATGCGTGTTTTCCATCATGCGCATGCCGGCCCATCCGCCTCGATCTACATCATATGCCCGTTTGATGGTGTCGAGATCATCGGCGAGGAGCATCAATTCGCTGATGAAACCTCCTGCGCTTTCAAGCAAGGCCGTTGCCTCCTTCCACTTTTTTTCGTCCGACTCAATTGCCCATCGGGCCGAGTTTCGCTCTCCGACGTACTTGATCTGCTTCTCGATACGGTCCCGTCGCACGACGACCGTCGGGGGAAAGAGGCGTTGTCCCGCAATCACAACATCTCGGTCGAAGATTTCGCCAACTGCTGTTGCGCAAGACCCAATAGTATTTGCGCTTGTCTGAGCGCTTCTCAGCAAACTCTCTGTGCCGTCCTCTGGGAAATAAAAACTATCGGTGCCTTCGATTGTAGCCAATATGGGTCTGAAAACAGCGTTGTAATCGTCCAGGGCATCCGCCATCCGCTTTGCTTGAGTTCGCAGATCGGCTGCCTGAGGCTCCGCCAATCGCCAAGCGTCCATGGTCTTGTCGTGCAATTGCATCCGCAACAGCTCGCGATGCCTGGCCTTTTGCTCAGCATCGATGCGCTCCATTTCACGAATCGTGAAACTAGCTGCCAGAACCGCCAGCATACCACCAGCAAGCGTCTGCCACTCTTTGAGTTCTTCATAGCTGCGGAAGAACCATTTCGGGCCCTGAGTGAGCAAGGTGAGGAAGAGCGTTCCTCCAACACCGGCAATGATCCCGACAGCAGCCGAGCTCCATTCAAATCTCCGTCTGTGCTTCATGCATCTAAACCTTCAAGCGCTTGGCTTAAGCATCTAGATCATATCGGCGGAGCACCTCAATGACCGCGCTAGCGATGATACACCGCGCTAAGCGCGACCTCGGCCTCGATGATGACACCTATCGTGCCGTGCTCGTCCGGGTGACGGGCAAGCGCTCGTCGAGGGACATGACCGACCGCGAGCGCCAGGCGGTGCTCGACGAGTTCCGGCGACAGGGCTTCAAGCCGGCTTCGAAGGTGCGCGAAAAGGCGGGCAAAGCCCTGTCGGGCCCCTACGCCAAGAAGGCGCAAGCCCTGTGGATCGCGCTGTGGAACCTCGGTGCGGTCGTGGACAAACGCGATTCCGCGCTGCTCGCCTTCGTCTGCAGGCAGACCGGCATCGAGCGCACGGAGTGGATCCTCGACGCCAAGCACGGCCGGGCGATCATCGAGGCGCTGAAGAGCTGGTGCGCCCGGGAGGGCGTCGACTGGGAAGTCGGGACGATGGCTCCCGACCACGCGAAGCGGCACGGCTTCCAGATCGCCCTGGCGCAGTGGGAGAAGCTGCGGCCGCAGGAGATCCGCACCATGGCCGGGTTCTGGGCCGATGTCGGCTTCATCCTGCGGCGCGCCGTCATCACCGAAAAGCCGACCGACGCCGAATGGATCACGGTGATGAACGAATTCGGCAAGCGGATCCGCGCCGGAAAGGCAGGCGCCTGATGGCCCGCCGTCGCAAGCTCCGCATCGTGGACCTGCCTGAGACCAAGGCCGCGCCGATCGCCGCGCAGCTGGAGTTCGGGGGGCTCGTCGCCGGATACCACCTGCAAAGCCCCACCCGCTTGTGGGAGCGCAAGGACGGCAGCTGGACCGGGCGGTTCGTCTACACCAACCCCGACGATGCGAAGGACAGGATCATCCTGACTTCGAAAGGCCTGCGTTTCGCATGACGCAGGCGGCGATCCCTCGCTCGGTGGGCGGCCCGCGCCTCGAGGCGGCGGATTCGCTCGACTATTTCCCGACGCCGCCCTGGGCAACCCGGGCGCTGTTCGCGGAGATCCTCGGCACGAAGCCGTTTCGGGACCTCATGGTCGAGGAGCCGGCCTGCGGCGAGGGCCACATGGTCTATGTGCTCCAGGAGGTCTTCGGGACGGTCCGGGCCAGCGACGTCTTCGATCATGGCTACCGGCTGGATGGCGGTCTCGCCATCCGCGACTTCCTGGAGCCTGAAGCCTGGGACGGGATCGACCGGCCCGACTGGATCATCACCAATCCGCCTTTCGGCGCCAAGCTGCTGGCCTTCGTGCGCCGCGCTCTCGCCAGGGCGAGGACCGGCGTCGCCATCTACATGCCGACGGTGAAGCTGGACGGGATCAACCGCCACCGCTTCGTCTACGAGACCAATCCGCCGCACACGATCGCACAGTTCGTCGAGCGGGCGCCCTGCCACAAGGGGCGCTGGGAGCCGGACGGGGGCACCTTCACGTCCTATTGCTGGGTGATCTGGCGGCTCGACCGGGCGATCAGAGATCCTGTCTTCCGATGGATCCGACCCTGTCGCTCGCGGCTGACCTTTCAGCGCGACATCGATCTCTTCGGATGGTCCGCCGAAAGCGAGGTCGTATGAGCGACCGGCTGGAAGACGAGCTGATCGAGCTGCTGGGGCCTCAGGATTTCATCCGCCTGGTCGAGGCCTATGGCGGCGAGCGGCGCTATATCCCGAAGAGCGAGACCGGCACCGAGATCGCCGGAAAGCTCGGGGAGGAAGTTGCCTCGCGGCTGGCCAAGCGCTTCGGCGGCGACGAGATTTCCATCCCTCTTGCCCGCGCCTTCCGGGCAAGACACTATCGCGCCGCCGATCTGAACAATCGCGAGATTGCCAAGCGGCTCGGAATCAGCGTCAACGGCGTCGAGAAGCTCTTCCGCCGACGCCCCTCCGCGCGGCCGCCGCGCCGCCGCCAGGCCGATCCCCGCCAGACCGATCTCTTCGGCTCTCCCGGGAACTGACCGCCCCTGGGACATGTCCCGACTGATACCCCGCCGTCGCATCCCGCATGGTCAGGCCTCATCGTCACCCGCGAGAGGCACCCCGGTGGAAAAAGACATCATCAGGACATTTCAGGGCCGACTCCAGAAGCTCGGCTACTACCACGGCGACCTCGACGGTGCCGCAGGCGCGATGACGTCCTCCGCCACCATCGCCTTCAAGACCGCTCACGGCCTCGCCGCCCGCGATTATGTCGGCCCGATCACGTTGACGACGCTGTTCTCACCGACGGCGAAGGCCGCGTCGATCATCCTTCCGGCGGCGCAGACGTCGCCCGTCGATCCTTCGCTCGAGCTGCTGCTCGAAGAGGCGCGCAAATGGATCGGACTGAAGGAGATCCCCGGACCGGTCGACAACGAGCAGATCGTGACATGGGGCAAGGCCGCCGGCATCGACTGGTGGAACAACGACGACGACGCTTGGTGCGCCGTCGCCCTTAACGGTTGGCTTGTCGCCTGTGGTTTCCCGTCGACGAAGTCGGCTCTGGCACGATCGTTCTGCGACTATGGCAAGCGCATCACCGTGCCGGTGCCCGGCGCGATCGGTGTCATCCCGCGTGGAACGAGCCCGACCTTCGGGCACGTCTTCCTGATCGAGAAGGTGAACGCGAACGGGACCGTGACCGCCATCAACGGCAACGTCTCTAACATGGTGAAGCGGTCGACCTACTCGATCTCGTCGATCCTCAGCAACGGGCTGCGGCTTCCGGTCGCCGCCTGAGCACAGCCAAGCTGGGCGCGGTTCCTCGCCTCTTTCAAACCGCCTTCGAAAGGTCTCCCATGCGCTTTCTGGCTTTTCTCACGCCCCTACTCGGGGCGCTCCTCGCAGTCACGCGACCGACGGTGACCGTGGCCGATCCCGTCGACCTGTCGGCCTCGCGCTTCTGGCGTCTCGTCGCCGGCGGGCTTTCGTGGGCAATCCTTGTCGTCCTGGTCGTCCTCCTCGCGATCCTCGTCCTCGCCGGCATCGCTCATGCCGAGGTCGCGGCCGCGGCGCCGGCAACGATCGACCTTGGCCCGATCGCCGGGGCGATGATCGAGATCGTCGCGCCGATGGCGCTCGCTGTTCTTTCGGCACTCGCCGCCTGGGCCTTTGCGCTCTTCCGGAAGAAGACCGGCTGGCAGATCGACGAGAGCGTCGGCAAGATCCTTGACCAGGGCCTTGGCAAGGCGGTCGATTACGCCGCCGAGAAGCTGAAGGATCGCGCCGCCGGCGGCATCCCCGTCGCGATGAAGAACGAAGCGATCAGCATCGCCGCAGGCTACGCGGCGCAGAAGCTGCCGGGCGCACTCAAGCATTTCGGTATCACCGAGCAGGGCGACCACCGTCTCGCCGAGATGATCGAGGCGAGGCTCACCGACTGGCTAGTGGATCTGGACGAGGAGCGGCTGGGAGCCTTGCAGCCAGCCTGAGCGCAATCATCGCAATGTCGCCCGCGGCGCCACAGAGCGCCGCGGCATCTCGATTCCAGACAGCAGGATCTTCTTGAATGTCTCGTGGCCGCGTCGTCGACCTCTTCACCGCAATCTTTTTTCCCGATCCGGCCCGACCCGTCGAATGGCTGTCGCTTCTCGGGCTCGCCGGGTGGGCGCAGTTCCTCGCCGGTGACCCGCAGGTCCTTCTGCGCGACAGCTACACCGCGTTCAACTTCCTGCCGGCCTGGGGCTGGGTGCTGCTGATGGGCAGCGTGGTCATCGTGCATCTTGCGGCGATGGTGCCGGTGACGCGCCAGCGAGCCACCCTGCGCTTCGTCGCCATGGCGATCGCCGCGGGTCTCTGGACCATAGTCGCGCTCAGCTTCTGGAACGGCCAGGCAATCACCACCGGCGCCCGCATGTACACGGCGATCGCCTTCCTCACGGCCATGACTGGAGTGTGGCTCGGATGGAACCGACCGCAGAGGCGCCCATGAAAGAGCTCGTCGATCTTGCCGGCAAACTCGCCAGCACCGCTGGCCCGGCCGTCGCGGCGATCGTCGTCGTGCTGATCGTGCTGATCGTCGGCCTGAAGTGGTCGGGCGTCCTGGCGACGGTCGGGAACAAGAAGACCCTCATCGACGACGGGCAGATCAGCGCGGTGACGAAGGGCATCGCCTCGATCGCCGAGAAGGTCGACGGGATCGAGGCGCGGATCTCCCACGTCGAGAGCGACGTCCAGCACCGCGCCACCCGGGACGAGGTTCACAAGCTGGAATTGGCCTTCACGCGGATGGAGGGCCGCTTCGAGTCGATCGATCAGCGAACGGCCGCGACGGCTCACGGCGTGGGGCGGATCGAATCCTTCATGTACGAGGCCGCGATGCGCGCGAAGGACGGGAAATGAGAGGGATGAACTTCGAAGGCTTCTCCGACACCTATGACGAGAGCGCGCGCCTGTGCATCCTGCGGTGCCTCGCCGAACAAGGCGACTATCGCCTGACGGACTCGATGCTCAACGACCTGATGTCGGACCGCTATGCGATCAACAGGGGGCGTGCCTACGTCCGCACGCAGCTGGCCTGGCTCGAGCAGAGCGCCGGCGCCGTCAGGCTGCTCCGCTCGGGCGAGCCGATCGTCATCGCCGTCCTGACCGAGGCCGGTGCCGACCATGTCCTGATGCGGTCCGTCCTGCCCGGCATCAAGCGGCCCTCCGCTGGAGGACGCTGACCATGAGCCGGCGGCGGCGTAAGGGCGAAGGACGCGGGCGGCTGTCGGCGATCGATATGCTGCCCGAGATTGCCGGGCCCGACATCCAGTGGGCTGTCGACGAGCTGATCGCGAGCCAGCGGCCGCAGACCGAGATCCTCGCCGAATTCAACGAGCGGCTGGCGGCGATCGGCCTCGGCCCGATCTCGTCGTCCGCCTTCAACCGTCACTCGCTGCGGCTTGCCGCGACGACCCGGCGGATGAAGGAGACCCAGGACATCACGCGCGCGATCACCGAGCGCCTTGGTCCCGATGCCGGCGACTCGATGACGGTCGGCCTCGCAACGTTGCTCAAGCAGGCAGCGTGGGATCTCGGCGAAAGCGGCAAGCTCGATCCCGAGAGCGTCATGTTCCTCTCGCGCTCGCTGCAGGCGGTCGTCGGAGCACAGAAGACCAGCGCCGATGTCCGCCGTGCGGCCCAGGCGGAGCTCGACGCGAAACTGACCAAGGCGGCCGAGGCGGTGAAGGCGGTCGGCAAGGAGCGCGGCCTGACGCAGGACGTCATCGACGCGATCAGCTCCGGCATCCTTGGTGTCAAGCAATGAGCGCGACATCCGACTGGGCAGCGCATCGCCGCGAGATGCTCGATGGGCAGTCCGGACAAGCGGAGCTGACCGCCCGCGGCATTCTCCTGCCGTACCAGCTCGAACTGGTGGAGGCGGTTCGAAACCACCAGCTGACCGTCACGGACAAGTCCCGCCGCGTCGGTGCGACCTGGGGAATTGCGGCCGAGGCGGTGCTCACCTCCGGCAAGGCCAAGAGCGCCGGCGGCATGGACACCCTGTATCTCGGCTACAACCTCGACATGGCGCGGGAGTTCGTCGACACCTGCGCCATGTGGGCACGGTCGTTCGGCACGGCCGCCTCGGCCGTGCAGGAGTTCCTGTTCACCGAGGAAGGCGAGAAGGGCGCCGACCGTTCGATCCAGGCCTTCCGGATCTCGTTCGCCTCGGGCTACGAGATCGTTGCCCTCTCGTCGAAGCCCCGCTCGCTGCGCGGCCGACAGGGCTTTGTCATCCTCGACGAATTTGCCTTCCACGACGAGGCCGAGGAACTGCTTAAGGCGGCCTTCGCGCTGCTGATTTGGGGCGGCAAGGTGCTGGTGATTTCGACCCACAACGGGATCGACAATCCGTTCAACCAGCTGATCCAGGCGATCCGCGAGGGGCGCAGGCCCGGCAAGATCGTCCGCGTCACCTTCGACGAAGCGCTGGAACAGGGGCTCTACAAGCGGATCTGCCTCGTCAACGGCAAGACATGGTCGCCCGAGGGCGAGGCGCAATGGCGCGCCGAGATCCGGGCGCAGTACGGTGACGGCGCGGCCGAGGAACTCGACTGCATCCCGGCCCAGGGCTCCGGCGTCTACCTCACCTCGGCGCAGATCGAGGCGGTGATGGTGGCGGACGCGCCGGTCTTCCGTCTCTCCTGCCCGGCGGGCTTCGAACTCAGGCCGGATGCCGAGCGGGGTGCCTATGTCCAGGCGTGGCTCGAGCAGACGATCGCGCCGCATCTTGACACCCTCGACCGTCGGCAGCGCCACCACTACGGCTTCGACTTCGGGCGATCGGGCGACCTTTCGGTGTTCGTGCCCGTGGTCGAGCAGCGTGATCTGGTTCGGCGGGTGCCCTTCGTCGTCGAGCTGCGCAATGTGCCGTTCCGCCAGCAGGAGCAGCTGCTCTTCTGGATCGTGGACCTGCTGCCGCGCTTCGGCAACGGCCGCCACGACGCCCGTGGCAACGGCCAGTTCCTCGCCGAATACGCCATCCAGCGCTACGGCGCGCTGGCGATCGAGGCGGTGATGCTGAGTCAGGCCTGGTATCTGGAGAACATGCCGCCGATGAAGGCAGCGATCGAGGACCGCACGCTGCTCATTCCGCGCGACGTCGACCTGAAGGGTGACCTGCGGCAGATCCAGATGGTTCGTGGCATCCCGATGGTGCCGAACGATGCGCGCACCAAGGGCGCCGACGGCGGCCAGCGCCATGGCGACTTCGCCGTCGCGCTCTGCCTCGGCCATCAGGCCGCGAAGGCGGATGTCATGGAATACGGCTACACGCCCGCCTCGGCCCTCGATCAGGCGGGCGGGCTCGGCTTTGCGACCGGCGGTGAAAGCCTGATCACAGGAGACCGAAGGCTATGGTGAAGGCCGCGATCGTCCGCTTCCAGGACCGCTGGGGCCGCTCGCCGGAAGCCTCGACCCTCGGCTCCGAATTTGCGACGCCGCAGGAATGGGGACCGCGGCGGGTGATCGGCGATGCCGTCGCCTCGGGGCTCGGACCGGAGCGGCTCGCCGGGATCCTGCGCCAGTCGGCGGACGGTGACGCGCGCGCCTATCTCACCCTCGCGATGGAGATGGAGGAGCGATATCTCCATTACGCCTCGCAGCTGCAGACCCGGCGGCTGGCGATCGAGGGCATTCCTGTCTCGATCGAGCACGACAAGGAAGTCCCGACGAAGATCGTCGACGCCGTCAACAATCTCGTGGAGGATCCGCGCTTCGAGGACATGTCGGGAACCCTGACCGATGGGATCGGCAAGGGCTACGCCGTTTCTGAGATCATCTGGGATTATGAGCTTGGCTTTCTGCGTCCGGTCGACTTCGTCTGGCGCGATCAGCGCTTCTTCCAGTACGACGAGGCGACGCGCACCGAGCTGCGGATGCGCGACGACGCCGACCCACGTAACGGCCTGGCTCTGCCGGCGGCGAAGTTCATCATTCACGAGCCGCGCACCCGCATGGGGCTGCCGATCCGGCGCGGCATGGCGCGCCCCGCCGCCTGGGCGTTTCTGATCCAGAGCTTCGCCCTGAAGGACTGGGCGAGCTTCGCCGAGATCTATGGTGTGCCGCTGCGGATCGGCAAGTTCGGCCCGAACGCCTCGGATGCCGACAAGCGCATCCTTCTCCAGGCGGTGCGGGCGATCGCCAACGATGCGGCCGCCATCATTCCGGCCGGGATGGAGATGGTGTTCGAGAAGGTTGAGGGGCAGCATGGCGCCGGCGTCTTCGGTGGACTGATCGACTATGTCGACAAGCAGGTCTCCAAGCTCGTTCTCGGCCAGACCATGACCTCGGACAACGGATCGTCAAAGGCCCAGGCCACGGTCCATAACGACGTCCGCCTCGACATCCAGGCCGCGGACGGCAAGCAGCTGGGCCAGACGATAACGCGCGACCTGGTCGTGCCGTTCGTCGCGATGAACTTCGGGCCGCAACAGCTCTATCCCCGGGCCACCTATCAGGTCGCAGCGCCCGAGGATCTCGGTGGTCTGACGAACGCCGTCTCTGTTCTCGTGCCGCTCGGGCTGAAGGTTTCACAGCGGGAGATGCGCGAGCGGGTGGGGCTTTCGGAACCCGAGAAAGACGAGGAGCTGCTCGGTGTGCCGACGGCGCCGGCGCCCGGCAGCAGTCCGGACGACAAGAGCGCCAAGGGAGCGAAGCCTTCAGAGACAGAGAAGGTGGACCCAGCTGGGCCACCGGCGAGCCTGGCGGCGCGCGCGGTTCGCGAGAGGGATGCGATCGACCGGGCGGTCGACGAGATCCTGGGCGACTGGGAACCGCTGGTGGCGCCGATGATCGCGGGGCTCGAGGCGAAGCTTTCGGCCGCCGGCGACGAGGCGGAGGCGCAGGCGATCCTGACGGCGCATGTTGCCGCGATGGACCCGAGGGCCCTGGCGGAAAAGCTGACGCAAGCCGTCTTCGCCGCCAGGCTGGCCGGCGAGGCAGGCGAGCCTTTGAACGACGAGGCGTGAGGGCGTGGCGATCGAGCTTCAGGCGCTGCCCTTCACCGAGGCGATCGCCGCGCTGGAACGGCGCGGCGCGACGCTCAAGCCACAGTTTTCCTGGCTCGACGACTGGCAGGCCGATCACGCGTCGATGTTCACGGTGGCGAAGTCCGCCGGCTTCGACGTCCTCGGTGACATCTTCGAAGCCTATTCGAAGGCGCTTTCCGAGGGGCGGACGTTCCGAGACTTCTCGAAAGAGCTGACGCCGGTGTTGCAAGCCAAGGGCTGGTGGGGCCGGCAGCTGGTGGCCGATCCGCTCACTGGCGAGGAGACAATCGCGCAGCTCGGATCGACACGCCGCCTGGCAACGATCTTCGACACCAACATGCGGGTGTCTTACGCGGCTGGGCACTGGTCGAGCTTTGAGCGCAACAAGCGGGCGCGGCCGTTCTTGCGCTACGTCCATCTGGAAGGCCAGGAGAACCCGCGCCTGCAGCACCAGGCCTGGCACAACACAGTGTTGCCGGTCGATCATCCCTGGTGGAACACCCATGCGTGCCCGAATGGCTGGGGCTGCAAATGCACGCTGCAGAGCCTCTCACAGCGCGACGTCGACCGGCTCCTGTCTCAGGGGCTGCCGCTCAAGTTCGAAGCGCCGGTGGGCGGCAGCCGCGAGTGGCTAAACAAGCGCACCGGCGAGATCCAGCGCGTTCCCGACGGCATCGATCCCGGCTGGGCCTACAATCCCGGCAAGGCCGGCTTCGAGGCGCAGCGGACGATTGGCGTCGAGAAGCTCGCCCGCTCGGCCGAAGAGGTGGCGAAGCTCGCCGAACCGGCCGAGGCGCCGGCAATCGCCGCCGAGGTGCGGATCCGTCACGCGGCCGAGCTCGTGCGCGAACCGGCCTTTGGATCACTCCTCGAGGCGGCCAAGACCTTTGACCACACGGACCGCTCCCCTGCCTTGTCGCTGGCTGGGCGCCGCGCCGTCCCCCTTGCCATCCTCTCCGACGAGCAACGACAGGAAATCGGTGCCGAGACGAACAGCGTCGTCCTGTCGCTGCATACGGCCGCGAAGCAGCTCGCGCATCATCCGGATATCGCGCGGGACGACTACCAGGTGGTCCAACGGCTGATCGAGACGGCGGAGGTTCGTGTCGCTGAAAGCGACCGCGAGCATGCCTATGGGGGCTTCGTTGACGGGAGCGCCTGGTGGGCTGTCCTGAAATCGGTCGGGGCGACGGCAGAGTTGTTCCTGCAATCGTTCCGCCGGATGAGCCGACGGCAGATCCGGATGAAGGGGTTGAAGGGGAAGGATGGACCTGGAGGGTCGTAAGTCCCTCGCGGCTCATGGCCGGCTGTACAGTATGGCTCAGGTCCACGCACAAGATAGTCGATCTGCGATAGAGCGACAACCGGGGGAGGCTCCGCTAGATGGACTGCCGGAAAACCGATCTGCCATCCAAGTCTCGCCGCCGCGCCGGAGATCCTCATGTCCGCCCCTTCGACGAACCTCTCGCTGAAGCTCGCATGGCAACGCACCTGGCCGGGAGAGCCCACCGAAGACTATGTCGCCATGTGGGAGGGAACAGAGGTCGCGCGCTTCTACCGCTACGACGTTTCGTCCGAGCGCAAAGGGCAGTGGCTGTGGACGGTCTTCGCGTATCATCGCTCGCCCACGGCCGAGAGCGGACCAGCCGGAGGCTTCGTGAGCGGGTCGGCACGCGAGGCTGCGCACGTGGTGGAGGAAGCCTTCGAACGCGCAAGGGCCGTTTGGGGCATTCCAGATGTCGTCAGGTTCGCAGCGCCGGCGCACCACTGATCTTGATCTGTCCAGAGACGATCCTCCCACAGAGGCCCGCTGACGCGCGAGGGGGGTGATCCGTGCGCCATCGCCCACCCGAGGCGTCCGAATCGCGCTGGTGCCCTTTGAAGCCCCTTTGACGGCGATCCTCGTCCGGGTCATTGTCTGCCATCGGCACTGACCAAGCCGATTCCCCGATCATCGCCTCCCGCCGCCGCTGTCACCGGGACATGTCCCGACTGATCAGCCGCGCCGCGGACTGCGATGGTCTGCTCATGACGAGCACCGCTTCCACCCCTCATTCATCCGATGCATCGGCCAGCACCGGCATGGCCGTGTCGACCGGCGACGTCGTCGTTGCACTGGCCGCCGGCGCCGGCGGCGAGGCGACCCGCGCACCGGAGTGGATCAAGATCGCGCCGCGAGGCCGCACCGCGACCCGCGACGGCCGGTCCTATGCCTTCGACCCGGAAGCGCTCGCCGCCCGTTTCAACGCCGATGACGTCAAGGTGCCCGTCGACTTCGAGCACGGCACCATCCACCTCGCGGCCAAGGGGCAGCGGACCGACGCCATCGGCTGGGTCGAGGAACTCGCCGCCCGGGGCGACGGGCTCTATGGCCGCGTTGACTGGCTCGACGCCGGCAGGGCGGCGCTCGCCGCCCGCACCCATCGCTACGTCTCCCCGACCTTTCCGCATGATGCCGGCGGCAACGCCGTCTTCCTTCATTCGGTCGCGCTGGTGACGGCGCCGGCGCTCTCGAACATGCCGGCGCTTGCCGGCGCCCAATCCCAGCAACCGACACCGGACATTGCCATGAGCGACAAGATCGCGGCCGCCCTCGGGCTTGCCGCCGGAACCAGTGAGGCCGCGCTTCTGTCGGCCATCACCGACCTCACCAAGAAGGCCGATGATGGCGGCGACGTCGCCAGCCTCCAGACTGCGCTCTCGACGACGCAGACCGAGCTGGCCGCCCTGCAGGCCACGATGCGCAAAGGCGTCGTCGACACGCTGCTCGACACGGCGCTGAAGGAGAAGCGCATCGTGCCGGCCCAGCGTGAGAGCTACGCGTCGCTCTGCGCGACCGATGCCGGCCTGACGCACGTCTCGGCGCTCCTTGCGGCGACGCCGCCGGCGCTGGGCGCCTCCGGCCTCGACGGCAAGCTGCCCGGCGAAGGCGGGACGAAGGCGGTCGACCCGGTGGCACTTGCCGCCAAGGCCAACGCCTATCTCTCGGCCCAGATCACGGCCGGGAACCCTATCAGCTACATCGACGCCTTCGCCCACGTGCAGGCCGAAGCCGAGAAGGAGGCCGGCAAATGAGCTACGCCCTCAATCGCGACATCCGCTCCTTCGAGGCCGCCAGCGCGATCGATGGCTATCTGATCGTCGCCGCCTCCGGAACGGCGGGCAAGATCGCCGCGGCCGTCGCCCGGCAGGGCTTTGGCGTCGCCGAGCGCGTCGGGTCTGATGCCGCCCAGATGTGCGACGTCACCGTCGCCGGCATGACCGAGGTCTTGGCTGGCGGCGACCTCGACTTCGACGATCCGGTGACCTCCGACGCCAATGGCCGGGCCGTCAAAGCGGTCCCGGTGGCGGGCCAGACGGTCCGCATCGTCGGCTTCATCCGCGGCGAAGGCACCGCCGGCGACATCTTGCCGATCCACGTCGCGCCGAGCCTCCTCGCCACGCCGGCCTGACCGCCGGAGATCCCGCCGACCCATCCTTAAGCTCCACGCGCAGCGCGCCGCTGTTGGGAGCCCGAAGAACAGGACTTTCGCCACATGGCCCCCAACCGCCCGTTTCCCGTCGATCCGACCCTCACAGCCTTCGCGATCGGCTACCGCAACCCGGCCTATGCCTTCATCGCCGACGACGTCCTGCCGCGCACGCCGGTGATGGGCGAGCGCTTCTCCTGGACCGAGTATCCACTGGAGGAGGGGTTCCGCGTCATCGACAACCGCGTCGGCCGCACCGGTCGGGTCCCGCGGGTCGAGTTCACCGGCAGCCGGCGCGATTCCTCGGTCGAGGACTTCGGCCTCGAGGCGCCGATCCCGAACTCCGATATCAGGGAGGCCGCGCGCATGAAGGCGCAGGGTCTCGGCAACTTCGACCCGCGCCAGCGCGCGGTGATGGGGATCGAGGACTACAACCAGATCAACCGCGAGATCCGCGTCGCCACCCTCATTCAGAGCCCGGCGAGCTATCCGACCTCGCAGAAGATGGCGCTGTCGGGCACCGACCAGTTCTCCGACTACGACAACTCCGATCCGATCGGCGTCATCAAGGACGTGCTCGATTCCACCCTCGTCTTCCGTCCGAACCAGGTGACGATGGGCCATCGCGACTGGTCGATCCTCTCCTCGCATCCCAAGCTGATCAACGCGGTCAAGGGCGGGCTGACCACTGAGGGCATGATCACCCGCCAGCAGTTCGCCGATCTCTTCGAGCTGAGGAAGGTGCTGGTCGGCGAAGCCTATATGGACGCCGCCAGCTTCGGCCAGGCCGCCGACATCCAGCGCGTCTGGGGCGGCAACATGGTCTTCCAGTTCGTCAATCCGTCGGCCGACGTGAATGCTGGCACGATCACCCACGGTTTCACCGCCACCTACGGCACCAAGATCTCCGGCTCGATGGAGGATGCGAATGTCGGCCTCGAGGGAGGCGAGATGGTGCGCTCCGGCGAGCGGATCAAAGAGCTGATCGTCGCGCCCGGTGTGAGCTTCCTCCTCCAGGACGTCGTCGCTCCGGCGTGATCCGCCGGCCCTGAACCGGTGCCTGGCGGAAAGCCGCCGGCGCTCAGGCAAGTTTCGAAAAGGCTTTGAACGATGGCGAAAGACACCACCAAGACCAGGACGGACGGTATTCCGGCGTCCATCTCGACGAGTACGGGCCAGCTTCCGGCCGCGGCGACCGTGCCGCCGGTCGGCCCTGCAGCTGACGGAGGCACGCCGCGGGCAGACGGCGCGGCGATGAAGGTCACAACCGAGACGGCCACCCAGCCGGTGCTCGAGACCGTCCAGACGTCAACGACGCCGGCAGGCGAACCGCGGTCGGCTGAGATCGAGCCGCAGATGCCGCGGTCCACCGCTTTCCGGAACCGGCTGGCGGGATCTGTCTTCGATCCTGCTTTCCCCGGCAGCGGACGCTCGACCTATGCCGGCACATTGCCGGCACGGGAACGGGTACTGGCGAGCGGCGAACGCATCGCGATCACCGCCGTCGCGCCGGACACCGAGACGCGCGAGTTCACGGCGACGATCCGGATCCTGAAATCGAAGGTGCTCTACGAGCCCGGCGCCCTGGTGCCGCTGACCCGGCGGGACTTCGAGGCCAAGCGCTCCCGAAGTTCGGTCTTGGAGCGGTTCTTCGAGGACGGCCTCGAGGCATCGGCCGACTAATCGTCGTCGGAACGGTGGGGCTCGTCCCGCCGGCGATCGGCGCGGCCCGAAATCCCAGGGCCGCGCCGCCTCAATACCACCGGGCCCCGGCGTCCGTCGGAATGACCTGCCTCAACCGTCTGACGGCGAGGCGGCCTCCGAGGACGTAGGCCCCGAGCGGACCAACAGGCCGAAGCGAGCGCCTGCCGCACCCCTTCGAGGTCCGGGGCTCGGAGGATCCCGAATTTGGAGCCCCCCACGTGACCAGCCCCGAAGCCCAGATCCTCACATCCGCCGTCGATGCGGCCTCTGCCGAAGCCCGCGCGGTCGTCGGGCCGAAGGTGCGTGCCGCCATCGCCGACATCCTCGGCGTGGCGAAGTTCGAAGTCACCGATGGCGCGTCGCTGACCAATGACCTCGGTGCCGACAGCCTCGACCTGGTCGAGATCGCAATCGAGCTGGAGGGGCAGTTCGACGTCGTGCTCGACGACGAGACCGTCGAACGAGCGGCCAGCGTGAAGGACTTCGTCGATGCGGTCATGACCTGTCTGGCGAGGCGCGCGTCATGAGCGCCGGCTTTCGCACCGCCGTCTTGCTCGGCGCCTTCGTGTCCCTTTTCGCATTTTCCTACGGCCTGGCGAAGCTCGGCGAGCCGCAGTCGGTCTGGCTGTGGCAGCTGGCAAGGGCACTGTGATGGCGGATTTCGCAACGAAGCAGGATCTGATCGACCGGTTCGGCTCAACCGAGCTGACCCAGCTGACCGACCGGACCAACCGGCCGCCGACGATGATCGACGACACGGTCGTCTCCCAGGCCCTCGGCGACGCCTCGGCGCTGGCGTCGGGCTATGTCGGCAAGATCTATCAGCTGCCGCTGGCCGAGGTGCCGCAGGCGCTGGTGAAGGCGGTGGCGGACATCGCCCGCTACTATCTGCACGGCAGCCGCGCCACTAAGGACGGCGAGGAGGAGCGGGCCTATAAGGAAGCCGTCGGCTGGCTGAAGGACGTCGCCCGGGGCACCGTCCAGCTCGACGTCGGCGGTGTGCCGCCGGCGCAGCCGCAGGGCGGGACCGTCCGCGTCGTCGCGCCGCAGCGGCGGTTCTCCCGCGAATCCTTGAGGAACATGTGATGGCGGCCGACGGCATCCGGATCGTCGTCGACGACGCCGTCGTCATGAGCGCGCTGTCGCGGCTGGAAACGCGCGACCGCTCCGACGCGATGCACGCGATCGGCGCCTATCTGGTGACGGCCACCCAGCAGCGCTTCGAGCGCGAGCAGGGCCCCGACGGTAAGCCTTGGCAGCGGCTGTCGCCGCGCACAGCGAACAAGCGGATCGGCAAGCGGCGGCGCGGCTACAACAACATCCTGAGACTCAGTCTGAACCTGTCGGGAAACATCAGTTACGACGCCGACGGCAAGCAAGTCGCGGTAGGTACAAACGTCCCCTATGCGGCGATCCAGCATCTCGGCGGCGTCATCAAGCAGCCCGCCCGGCGCCAGACGATCCATCAGCGCTACGACGCCAAGTCCGACACGCTCGACCAGCGCTTCGTGAAGCGCTCGCGCTCCAACTTCGCCCGGGACCTCGACGTGGCGGCGCACGAGATCACCATTCCGTCCCGGCCCTATCTCGGGATCTCCGACGAGGACCGCGCCGAGATCCTCGAGATCGTCGCCGACACCGAGCGCCGGTCCCTCGCAGGGGGCGGCCGATGATCGTCGCCGAGATCCAGGCGCGCCTGGTCGACCGCTGCCAATCGTCCTTCGTCATCATCGGCGATGCCATCGGCCTTGCCGCCGTCAGCAACCGGCCGCCGGCCTCGCCCGCTGCCTATGTCGTGCCGATCCGCGAGGTGAGCGGCGAGAACAGCCGCATGACCGGCGTCCTGCAGCGCACCGAGATGGACGTCGGCGTCGTCATCATCGTCGACAACCTCTCGGATGCTCTCGGGGCCGCCGCCCGCCAGGATCTTGAAGCCCTGAAGACGGCCGTCCGCAAGGCCCTGATCGGCTGGCAGCCGGCAAGCGCGGAGGACGTCATCACCCACGTCTCCGGCGAGCTGACAAACGCAAAGGGCGGCACCGTGTGGTGGGAAGAGCAATTCGCCGCCGCCTATTACCAGGAGGACAGCTGACATGCCGGTGAGACAGGGCGGACGGACGATCCGCGACCCGAAGACGGGGAAGGAAAAGCACGAGGGCGGCACCCGCCAGGAGCGCTCCGAGGGCGAGATCCCGAAGGGGCATCCGGCGAAGGCGTGGCTCGCCGAGCTGGCGAAGGCAGCGGCACCCGCGACCGAAGAAGCGCCGGCGGCCGAGAGCGGCAAGACCACAGCGCCGAGAGGGAAGGACTGACCCATGGCCACCCGTAAATTCCGCAAGCTTGCGGCGCTCGTGAAGATCGAGACGACCTACGGCGCCGATGCCGTGCCGACCGGCGCGGCCGACGCCATGCTGATGACCGACGTCGCCTTCACGCCAATGGAAGGCCAGGAGGTCAGCCGTGACCTCTTGCTGCCCTTTCTCGGCCATCAGGGCGTCGAGCTGACCGGCCTCTACGCTCGGCTGCAGGGATCGGTGGAGATCGCCGGCGCCGGCGCCGTTGGAACGGCACCGGCCTATGGTCCGCTGCTGCGGGCCTGCGGCATGGCCGAGGACGAGGAGTCCGGTGTCTCCGTCACCTATCTGCCGGTCTCGGCGGGCGAAGAAGCGGCGTCGATCTACTTCAATGCTGACGGTGTCCGCCATGTCCTCCTCGGCTCGAGAGGCACCTGGACCGCCAATCTTGCCCCGAACCAGATCCCGCGCTTTCGCTTCGACATGATGGGCCTGCTCGGCACGATCACCGACGCGGGCCTCCCGGCCGTCGACGACACCGCCTTTCTCCGTCCGCTGGTGGTCAACAAGGCGAACACGGTGATGTCGCTGTTCGGGTGGACGGCGATCGCCGAGAGCCTGGCGCTCGACTATGGCAACCAGGTCGAGGCGCGGTTCCTGATCGGCGCGGAATCGATGGAGATCACCGACCGTCGGTCGACCGGCACCGCCGTCGTCGAGGCCAAGAGTCTGGCGACCAAGAACTGGTTCTCCATCGCCCAGGCCCGGACCCGGGGCGCCCTGTCGGTCATCCATGGCACGGCTGCCGGCAACATCGTCGAGTTCACCGCGCCGCAGGTCGAGACCGGCCGACCAACGCAGGGCCAGACCCAGGGCATCCTGAATTACACGGTGCCGCTGATGCTCTGTCACGACAGCGGCGACGACGAGCTGTCGATCGTCGTCCGCTAGCAGCCTTTGCGCCGCTCCTCGAGGAGCGGTTCAGCCCCGCTTCAAACGCCCTTCGAAGGATCATCGCACATGGCGAATTTCCGTCTCGTCGAGACCTATCTCTACTGGTGGCCGGTCACGGTCCACATTCCCGATCCGACCAATGCTGGCCAGACGATCGAGCAAACCTTCGAGATGCAGTTCGAGGCCATGCCGATCGAGGAGGCCGAGAAGCTTGACCGCGACTTCCAGGAGCTGACGACGGCCGAGGAGCGCTCGGCCCACGAGCACGGGCTGCTCAAGCGTGTCAGCAAGAGCTGGCGGGGTGTCGAGGCCGCCGACGGCGGCAACGAGCCCTTCACGTCCGAGGCCTTCGCCAAGGCCATCCGCTTCCCCTGGTTCCGGATCGCGACCTACCGCGCCTATGCGCGCTCGATCTCGGGCGAGGCGCGAACGGGAAACTGACGGCGGCGGCCCGGGCGGCCGCCTTCGCGATGGCCGGGCGCGCGGATCCGGCGCGATCGGCCAGGATCGATGCGGACGATCAGCGCGCCTTTGCCGAACTCGGTGTGAGCGTCGCGGTCGATGAGGACGAGGATACGGAAACGGACGATGTGGCGGTGTGGTCGATCAACTGGCGGACGGTGGAGGCGTTTCTCGCCTGCGCGACCTGCTGGCGCGAGGTCGCGACCATGACCCGGACGATCCGGACCGGCCTGATCTATGCCGACGTCGACGCCATGATGCGCCGGCGGGGCTTTGACGACGTCGATTTCTCCGACCTGCAGGTGATGGAGAGCGCCGCGCTCGGCGCCTTCGCCGAGGTGGCCGACTGATGGTCCAGCCGCTGCAGTTCTCCATGATCATGACGCTCGACTCCAAGGGCGCCCAGCAAGGCGCCCGCGAGGTCCGTCAGGAGATCGCCTCCACCGGCCAGGCCGCCAAGGCCGCCGGCGGCGACCTCTCGGCCATGGCGACGGGCATGCAGGCCGAGGCCGCTGCGGCGAAGCAGGTCACCCAGGCGCTGACCGGGGCCGCCGGGGCCGAGGCGGCCTATCGCCAGGAGGTGCAGCGCCGGATCGGCCTCGGCGCGACGAGCGCCAACCAGAACACTGCCGGCGTTCCGCTTGCCGTTCCTCCGTCCGGTGGCGGGGGAGGAACAGGCTCGCAGGGGCTACCTCCCCAGACCCAGCCGGCGATGCTCGACCAGATCCGCGAGCGCTACAATCCGCTGTTCAAGATCGGGCAGGACTACAAGCGCACGCTGGCCGAGATCGCCGAGGCCGAACGCACCGCGGGCCTCACCACGGCCGAGGCAACCGTCTATCGCCGCCAGGCGGCCGAAGCGGCCGAGCGCCAGATGCTCGTCTTGAACCGGATGCCCGGCGTCTACGGCGCCGTCACCGGCGCGTCGAAGCTCACCTCCAACCAGCTGCTCAATCTGTCCCGTCAGGGCAATGACGCCGCCACCATGTGGCTGATGGGCGCCGACGGGATGCAGATCTTCGTCAGCCAGGCGGGACAGGTCTATGGCGCGCTGCAGGAAGGTCCCGGCGGTGTCGCCGGCTCGATCAAGGCTGTCGGAACCAGCCTGCTCGCCCTGGCAACGCCGATGAACCTCGCGATCGTCGGTTTCACGGCCGCGGCGGCCGCCGGCATCTACTTTGCGACCCGGACCGAGAAGCAGATCAAGCCGCTCAACGAAGCGATGGACGCCCACCGGGAGGCGCTGAAGGGCGTCGCGGAAGCCTATGGCCTCGCTCTCGATAAGGCCGACAGATACGCCAAGAGCGTGTCGCCTGGCGTCGCGTCATTCCAGGAACGTCAGAGCCGGGCGGAACTTCAGCTCTCCGCCCAGGACACGCTCGCCAAGAGCTTCAAGCCCAGCGCCTTCAGCAGCGACTACCTGCGCTACTCGCCCAGTCTCGGCGAGATCGGCCTCCTCGAGACCGACGTCGCGCCCAAATACGAGGCGTTCCGCAAGCCGCTCATGGCGCTGAACGCCGAGCTGCAGACCGGCAAGGGCGACGCCATCGCCTTCGTGGAAGCGGTGGCGACGATTGCCAATCAGGATCCCGCCAACGACAAGCTGCGAGAGCTGGCGGCGAGGCTGATCGAGGTGGCCGCGCCCGCTGCCGCCGCCCAGCGCCAGCTGCAGGCGATGGCGCTGTCGGTCGATGCCGTCCCCCGCGCGACGCAGAAAGCCTATCGCGAACGGCGCGACACGCTGGAGAGCTTCGTCCCCGACACGCGGTCCGAGCGCCAGAGGATCACCGAGGCCTATCAGGGGCAGATGAACGCCGCCCCCCGCCTTGCCGGCAGCGCGAGAGCGGCCGAAGGCCTCCAGATCGACGCGACCCGCCAGTATCAGCGTGCGATCGACGAGGTGGAGCGCAGCGAGGAGAACGCCCGCCGATCGCGCGAGCTGGATATCGCGTCGATCTCGGCGAAGACGGCCGCACAGAAGGCGTCCATCGCCCAGCAGCGGATGGCGATCGAGTTGAACACCGCCGAAGGCGACAAGATCGGCGAGACCGAGCGCCAGCGTCGCGTCGCGGCCGAGGGGCTGAAGGTCTACGCCGAGGCGCAGCGCGAGGCGAACGACGCCCTGCGCGGCGCGAACGACGATCTCGCCTTGGCAGGCCTTGAGGGCCAGGCCCGCGAGCTGGCCGCAATCAACCAGGAAGTCGCGCGAGGAATCGAGCTCAATCCGCAGCTGACCGGGACATGGCGCGCCTATGGCGAAGCGCGACGGGCGGCACTGGAGCTGGAGAGCCGCCAGAGCCTCTTCCGCCCGCAGGAGGAGGAACTGGCGAAGCTGCAGGCCGAAGCCGCCGCGATCGGCGCGTCGGCGGCCGAGCGCCGGCGGATCATGACGGATCTTCAGGCCGAGCAGGACCTGCGCCGCGCCGGCGTCGATCTGGCCAGCCGCGAGGCCGATACCTATCGCCAGCAGGCCCGCGCGCTCGCCGACTACCGCGCCGACATCGAGCGGACGGGCGAGGCCTGGGACAGCTTCGGCGAGGCGGGATCGAACGCGCTCGACAAGCTGCTCGACGTCTCCCTCGACGGCTCGAAATTGATCACGGACGCCTTCGACGAGATCGGCAAGGATCTCACCAGGACGCTCTTCGACCTGTCCGTCCGCAATCCGCTCCAGAACCTCCTGACCGGTGGCGAAAACCCCACGCTCTCAGACCTTGGCGGCTTCGAAGGGATCTGGGGGCGCATCACCGGCCAGCCCATCAAGACGCCGACGGCCCCGACGATCACCCTGGCAGAACGCGGCTCCACCCCCGTCAATCCGCTGTTCGTCTCGCTGGTGGGCAGCACGGGCATCCCCGGCGCCAATACTTTGGGCGGCGGTGCTGCGGGCGCCGTGTCGCGGCTCGCCGGCGGCGGCCGGGGCAACGCCTTCCTGGATCTCATCGGGCGAGCCGAAGGCACCGATCGGGGCGACGGATACAACGAGACGCTCGGCTACGGCGCTTTCACCGGCGGCGACGTCAACCTGACCTCGATGTCGCTGAACGACGTGCTGGCGCTGCAAAAACAGATGCTCGCCGATCCTTCGAACCCGTTCAACTCCTCGGCCGTCGGCCGCTACCAGATCACCTCGCGGACCCTGCGCGGGCTGATGGAACAGCTCGGCCTCTCCGGCTCGGAAACCTTCGACGCCGGCATGCAGGACCGGATGGCCCTGACGCTGGCGGGACGGCGCGGCAACGACGTCGCTGGACTGCGCAACGAGTGGGAAGGCCTGCGCGGGATCGACCCCGCCGAGATCCAGGAGGCCTATGCCTCGCTCGGGCAGACGTCGACGGCGCTCGCCAACTCAGCCTCGAGCTTTCAAAGCGGCTTCGACGGCGCCTTGAACAGCCAACTGATCGGCGGCGTCACCCAGGTCGCCGATTCCTTCGTTCCCGGCCTCGGCGGCGTCCTCCGCCAGCTCATCGACGACGTCGGCAAGCTCGGTGGCGGCGGCGGTGGCGGCGTCGGCCAGTTTCTCGGTTCCATCTTGGGCGGCGGTGGTCCGGCGGCGGCGGATCCCTGGGCCGGGCTCCGCTTCGACCGCGGCGGCTACACCGGAGACGGCCAGCGGCATGCGATCGCCGGCTATGTCCACCGCGGCGAGGTGGTGTGGAACCAGGACGACGTCAAAGCCGTCGGCGGTCCGGCAGCGGCCGAGGCGATCCGTCTCGGCGTCGGCGGCGGTCGCGGCTACGAACATGGCGGTGTGGTCGGCTTCAACCCGCCGGTCTCCGGGACGAGGCAGGGCTCGGCAGGTGCCGGAGCCGCCGCCGCGGTGGCGCCAGTCGTGCAGATCTTCGATCAACGGCGCGGCGGCGAGGATATCGAGCAGCGCGAGAGCATTGGGCCGGACGGCGAGCGCCGGCTGGAGATCTACGTCAAGGACAAGGTGAAGCAGGAGGTCACCGGCGCAGGCAGCGACACCAACCGCGCGCTCCGCCGTGGCTACGGCGTCTCGCCGGGGCTGGTGGCGCGATGAACGTCTGGCCGGGGACCCTGCCGCAGCACATGGAACGCGAGGGCTTTCAGCAGGGCTTTGGCGACGGGCGCCTGTCGACCCCCACCGAAGCCGGATCCACCCGCACGCGGCGCCGCTTTTCCTACACCCCCGAGCCGCTTCAGGGGGCCTTCCGGATGTCGGCCGCTCAACTCGTCACCTTCCGCAGCTTCGTTGCTGGCGATCTTCGCGGCGGGTCGCTGCCGTTCCGCATGCCGGCGCAGGGGGAAGCCGGTGAGTGGATCGTCAAGTTCGGCCAGAACCTGCCGTCCTCGGTGCCCATCGGCAACAAGTGGCGCGTTTCGCTCGATCTCGTGAGGCTCGGATGAGGAACGTTTCCCTCGACCTCCGGAAAGCGATGTTCGACGACGAGACCGGCGAGGTCATCGTCCTGCTTCTGACCTTTGAGCATCCCGATTTCGAGGACGGCCCGGTTCGCATCTCCAGCGACAATGAGGATCTCGTCGATTTCGAGGAGCAGCTGCGCGGGACCGTCAGCCGCGGCGAGACCTTCAGCTTCGTGCCAATGGAGATCGCCCTGCCGGCGGAGGGCGAGGACGTGCAGCCGACGCTGAGCCTGACGGTCTACGATGTCGGCAACGAATTGGAGCCGATCCTGCAGCGGAGTATCACGCCCGCCTTCGTCACGGCAGAGATCGTGCTCGCCTCGGCGCCGGATGAGCCGGAGGTCCGGTTCGCCGTCTTCGAGCTGACCCAGGCCGCGATCGAGGCTGGCAACGCGGTCCTCGATCTCACCGTCGACACGCTCGCCTCCGAACCGTTCCCTGCGGACACCTTCACGCCCGGCCGCTTCGGCGGGCTCTGGACGACGTTCTGATGGTGAACCGCTTCGACAGCCTCGTCGGAATCCCGTGGCTGGACCGGGGCCGCAGCCGTGATGGCTGCGACTGCTGGGGCCTGATCCTGATCGCGTTCCGAGAGCTTCTCGGGATCGAGCAGCCGAGCTTTGCCGACGATTACCAGACCACGGCCGACCGGGACGCGATCGCCGCCATCCTCGCCGGCGCCCGCGAGCCTTGGGTGCCGGTTCTCCCTGCGGACGCCCGCCCGATGGATGTGGTCGAGATGCGCGAGCGCCCCTGGCATGTCGGCCTCGTCGTCGGGCGCGGCCAGATGCTGCACATGCCGGCGATGAAGTCCTCGATCATCGAGCCCTACACGACCGGCCGCCATGCGCCCCGGGTAACGGGAATCTACCGCCACATCTCGCAGGTTGCCCGATGAACGCGCTGGTCCGCTCACCCTTGCATGGCGAGTTGCTCGGTCCGGGCGAGACCGTCGAGGTCGTCGCCGCGCTGCACCCGATGAAGCTGGACAGCATCCGGCTGCGCGTGCCGTCCGGGTCGAGCATCTCCGAGGTGGTCGCGTTCTGCGCCGCCGAGGGTAAGGTGTCGCGGCTCGCCGCCGGCGCACACGTCTCCGTCAATGGCGAGACGATCGCCAAGGAAGCGTGGGACGGTCACCGCGTCGTCGCCGGCGATGTCGTCGTCGTGCGGGCCGTCGCGGGCAAGGGCGTTGGCAGCCTTCTGCGGACGATCCTGTCGCTCGCGCTCATCGTCTTTGCGTCCTTCATCGTCGGCCCGTCGGTCCTTGGCATCGCCGGGACGATCCTCGGCACCGTCGTCTCGGCGGCGATCGTCTTCGGCGGCAATCTTGCCCTCAACTCGCTGTTCCCCCCGACGGACACCCGGGCGAACGACGACCGCAAGCAGCTCTATTCGATCGCCAGCCGGCAGAACCTCGCCGCCCGCTGGCAGCCGATCCCGGTCCTCCTCGGCGAGCATCGGATTGCGCCGAAATACGCCTCCAGCCCCTACAGCGAGTTCTTCGGCGACGATCAGTATCTGCGGATGCTCTTCGTCTGGGGGCACGGCCCGCTCGACATCACCGACATCAAGATCGGCGAGACCTCGATCGACGAATATGACGACGTCGAGATCCAGACCTTCAGCGGCTATGCGAACGACGGCGAGCAGACCCTCTATCCGAACGAGGTCGTTCAGACCGACTTCAACATCGAGACGTCCTCCGTCGACGGCCCGGTGACGCGGCTTTCCGGCGCCGAGGCCGATGAGATCGTCGTCGACATGGTGGCGCCGCAGGGCATCATCGAGGTCTACACCAGCGACGGCAGCCGCCACACCTATACCGTTCGCGGCACGATCGAGCTGCTGGAGCCGAACACCGAGATCGTCGTCGATTCCCAGGAATGGAACTTCACGGACGAGACGCAGAACCCGATCCGGCGATCTTACCGCTTTCCGAATCTCGCCGCAGGTGGACCATACGACGTCCGGGTCACCCGCATCACCGCGGACGATCCGGACGATCCGGGCAAGGCCGAGACCGTCATCTGGTCGGCGCTGAAGACCTTCCGCAAGTCGCCGCCGATCGAATACGGCAAGCCGCTCGCCATCACCTCGCTGCGCATCAAGGCGACGAAGCAGCTGAACGGCGTGATCACCAACCTGACGGCGAAGGCCACGTCGAGGGCGCGATCGTGGACCGGCGCGGCATGGGTGGCGGACACGCCGACGCGCGTCCCGGCCGATCTCTTCCGCCTTGTGCTGCAGGGGCCGGGCGGCGCGCGGCCGCGGACCGACGCGCAGATCGACCTTCCCGCCATCGAGCGCTGGGCCGACAGGTGCCGCCAGGCCGGATGGACCTTCGATATGTACCGGGACTTCAAGGCCTCGGTCCGGGACACGCTGAAGGACATTTGCGCGGCCGGGCGCGCCGTCCCGGTGTTTCTCGACGGCAAGTTCTCGGTCGCAATGGAGGACACGCTTTCTCCAACTGTCCAGGCCTTCACGCCCCGCAACAGCCGCAACTTCTCGGTCGTCTATTCCTACCGAGAGCTGCCGCACGGGCTGCGCGTCAAGTTCGTCAACCGCGACAAGGATTGGAGCGAGGACGAGACCCTCGTTTTCGACGACGGCTACACGAAGGAAACGGCGACCCTTTTTGAGGAGATCGAGCTTCCCGGGGTGACGGACCCGGAGCTTGTCTACAGGCATGCGCGCTACCGCATCGCCGAAGCCAAGCTTCGCACTCGGGTTCTGACTTTCACCACCGATCTGGAGCATCTGGTCTGCACCCGTGGCGACCGGGTGCGTGTCGCGTATGACGTCGTCCGGATCGGGCTGGCGCAAGGGCGCATCCTGGCGGTCGACGGCGACACCCTGACGGTCGATGAGTCCGTCGTGATGGAGGCCGGCAAGAGCTACGGGATGCGCGTGCGCAACGCGAGCGGCGTTGAGCGCGTGCTGGCGATCGCCACCGTCGCCGGCGAGCACCGGACCGTCACCTTCACGGGGGTCGCGCCGGCGGTGGGCGACACCTTCATGTTCGGCCTCGCCGGCCAGGAGACGCAGATCTTCCGGCTGCTTTCAGTCCGGCCGGGCAAGGATTTCTCGGCGGAGCTTCAGGTCGTTGACGACGCGCAGGGCATCACGGCAGCGGACACGGGCCCGATTCCGCAGCCCGGCACGACGGTCACCGTCGATCCGCCGCTCAGCCTGTTCCGGCCCTTCAACCTGCTGGTCGCGCAATCGCTCGAGGATCGCGATGGCGTCGTCGTCCAGGCGACGAAGGTCTATTGGAGCGTTCGGGCCGGCGGCCCGCGCATGGACCGCACGCTCGTCGTCGCGCAGGCCACCATCGAAGGGGCTGTCCAGGAGCAGCGGGTGACGGTGGCCGGCGACGTTTTCTTCGCCGAGTTCATCAACCTCGCCAGCGCCGACTGGACGTTCCGGGCGCAGAGCTTCACCGTCGACGGGCGCTGGACCGGTTTCTCCAACGGGGTCACGCTTGAGCAGATCCTGCCGGCGGATGAGATCGGCGTCGGCCTCGGCCAGCTTCAGCAGGAAGCGCGCGACATCCTCAACGGGCTGCGCAACGATCTGGACGCGGCCGTCGTCGATGCCGGTGAGCTGGCGGAGGAGCTCGAGGGGCAGGCCAACGCCCTGCTGACGGAGGCGCAGACGCGTGCGGCCGAGGCCGCAGCTCTGGCGCAGCAGATTTCGGCCGAGGTGCAGGCGCGTATCGCCGCCGCCGGCGTCAACGCCGACGCGATCGCCGCAGAGGCGCAGGCGCGGGCCGATGCCGTCGCGACCCTGGCGGCCGAGGACGCGGAGCTGGCGCAGTCGCTGGCGGCCGAGGCCGGCACGCGGGCGGGTGCCGTCACGGCCCTGGCAGCTGCGGATGCCGCGCTTGCGCAGGATATCGCAGCCGAGAGCGAGGCTCTGGCCGACGAGATCGCCGCGGAAGCCCAGGCCCGGATCGATGCGATCGCGGTGCAGGCGGCGGCGCTAAATGCGGAGGCCGAGCAGCGGCTGGCCGAGATCCGCATCCAGTCCGCCAATCTGCGGGCTTTGTCCGACCGACTGCTCGACATCGACGCGGTGCTGGCGGAGTCTGCGGCGCTCGGGCTCGACCAGTTGCGCGAGGTGCGCACCCGCATCGATGTGACCCGCGACGGGATCACGGCGGCCTACACCCAGGCGATCACCGTTGCCACCGGGCCGACCTCGGCGCTGGCCCAGCAGATCGAGAGTCTTGAGGTCGGGATCGAGGACGAGACGTCGTCACGGACGGCTGAGATCACCCGGCTCGACCAGGCGATCGTCACCGGCGACGCGGCGCAGGCCTCGGCCCGCGAGATCCTGTCGACGCAGATCCGCGGCGGCTACACCGGCTCCGACGTCGCGCTTGCCGGCGGTATGCTCGGCAGCCTCCGCTCGACCTTCGCCTCGCAGTACGAGGCGATCACCGAGAGCCTCGTGTCGCTGGAGGCCGGCGTCGACGAGCAGTTCGACTTCCTGCGCTTCTGGCCGTTCGACGATGACGCGGACGGCTGGATCGGGAACGGCACGCCGACTTGGGTGACCGGCGGCTGGCTGCGCCCGGCCAATCACGCGAGCGACCCCAACGTCGTCTCGGCCGACGACCTCGACATCGACGCCGACCGTTACGGACAGGTTCGGGCCCGCATCCGTCGCACCGGCGCACCGACGTGGGAGGGACGGCTCTACTGGAACGACACCGTCGGGCAGGTCTGGTCGGCTGGCCGGAGCGTGGTGGTCGCCGAGCCGACGTTCAGCGACAACGGCACCGCGGTCATTTCCTTCAACACAGGCGCCACCGGCGTCATCGAGCGGCTGCGGCTCGACCTGTCCGCCGCGCAGACGGCGACGGACTATTTCGAGATCGATTGGGTAGCGATCGGTCGCCCGTCGCCCGGCACGTCGATCGCGTCGCAGGAGGAGTTGCGGCAGACGGTCGTGAACGGCCTGGCGAGCGAGGCGACGGCGCGCGAGCAGCTGTCGAGCCAGCTGACCGGCTACGCCGATCCGACGGGCGTCGATCTGGCGAGCCTCTCTTCGGGCCTCCTCTACGAAGAGCGGACCGCTCGAACGACCGCCGTCACCGCGTTGTCGGAAAGCGTCCTCGGCCTCGAGTCCTCGATCTCGGATGCCAGCGGCGAGATCGCGGCCACCGCGGGCGCGCTGCAGTCGATCACGACGCGGGTCTCGTCCGCCGAGAGCACGATCGGGACGCAGGGCGCCGCCATCGTTTCGAACACCGAGGCGCTGACGGCGCTTTCCGGCCAGCTGGCGGGCAAAGCCGACACCTCGGCGATCGACCAGCTGTCGCAAGAGATCGCACTGCTCGGCGGCGACGGGCTCCAAAGCCAGGCGACCTCGATCCGCAGTCTGACGGCCCGCCTGCAGGATCTCGAGCTGGACCTCGCCGAGCAGGAAGCCCTCGGCCTTGCCGGCGACACGGCGACCCGCGAAGCGGTGGCGACGGCGTACCAGCAGCTCGACGCCTATACGCGCCGGGTGGAAGGCCGGGTCGAGACCGAAGCCAGTCGCATCGACGGGCTCCAGGTGACGCTGGCCGGCAAGGTCGACGCCTCGGCGCTGAACAGCCTGACGGTCCGTGTCCTGCAGCAGGGCACCGCGATCACCACGAACACAGCGTCGGTGACCGCCCTGGCATCGACGGTGGCGGGCAAGGCCGACGTCTCGGCGCTGGGAAGCCTGTCGACCACCGTCACGCAGCAGGGCGCCACCCTATCGACGCAAGCGCAGGCGATTACCGCCCTGCAGGGCTCTCTCGACGGCAAGGCGAATGCCCGCGCGGTCGACACGCTGAGCCAGACGGTCACGCAGCAAGGCGGCAACATCACCGCCAATGCCGATGCGATCACCGCTCTCTCCGGCGCGGTCGCCGGCAAGGCATCGGCCGCGGCGCTGAGCAGCCTGTCGGCGACGGTGACGCAGCAGGGCGAGGACATCGCCGTCAATACCTCAGCGATCACCAGCCTTGAGGCGGCGCTGCCTGGCAAGGCGAATGCTTCGGCCGTCAACGATCTGGCGGCCACCGTCGTCGGCCAGGGCGAGGATATCGCGACGCTTGCGACGTCGGTGACGGCCCTCGAGACGGCGCTGCCGGGCAAGGCCGACGCTTCGGCGGTTTCCTCGCTGCAGACGACCGTCAGCCAGCAGGGCACGACGATCGGCAGCAATTCGCAGGCGATCACCGCGCTTCAGGGTTCGGTGGCCGGCAAGGCGGAGGCGTCCGCGCTGAGCAGCCTGTCGCAGACCGTGTCGCAGCAGGGTCAGAACATCAGCGCGAACGCCGGCGCGATCACCTCTCTCAGCAGTGCGCTCAGTGGCAAGGCCGATGCGTCGGCGGTCTCGACGCTGGCGACAACCGTCACCCAGCAGGGCGGCGCGATTACCGCGAATTCCACGGCCATCACGTCGCTTCAGGGGGAAGTGGCCGGCAAGGCCAGCACGTCCGCAGTGGACGCGCTCCAGCAGGAGATCACGCTCCTTGGCGGCGAGGGCCTGCAGAGCCAGGCATCCGCCATCCGCAGCGTCTCGGCTCAGCTGCTCGACCTCGAAATGGGGCTGGCCGAGCAGGGCGCCCTCGGGATCGCGGGCGATACCGCAACCCGGCAGGCCATCGCGACGGCGTCGCAACAGCTCGATGCCTATACTCGTCAGGTCGAGGGGCGGACCGAGGTCAACGCGGCTGCGATCACCGCGTTGCAGGCGTCGCTGCCGGATAAGGCCGACGTCACCGTGGTCAACGCGGCGCGGGCCAGTCTGATCGAGCAGGGCGTGCGGCTGACGGCGCAGGGCGAGCAGATCGCGTCCCTGACGTTCGAGGTCGCCGGCAAAGCGTCGGCGAGCCTCGTTGCTGCGTTGAGTGGGACGGTCGTCCAGCAGGGCGACGCCATCTCCGTCAACACGGCGGCGATTACATCGCTGCAAGGGACCGTTGCTGGCAAGGCGGACTCCTCGGTCGTCGACCAGCTGTCACAGGTGGTCGAGACGATCGGCGGCGATGGGCTGCAGAGCCAGGCGACGGCGCTGCGCAGTGTCACGGCCCGCCTCCAGGATCTGGAGCTGGATCTCGCCGAGCAAGAAGCCCTCGGCCTTGCCGGCGATACCGCAACCCGGGAAGCGGTGGCGACGGCCTACCAGCAGCTCGACGCCTATACGCGCCGGGTCGAAGGCCGGGTCGAGACCGAGGCCAGACGCATCGATGGCCTGCAGGTCACGCTCGCCGGCAAGGTCGATGCCTCGGCCTTGAACAGCCTGACGGTTCGGGTGCTGCAGCAGGGCAGCGCCATCGTCACCACCACCGATGCAGTGACCGCCCTGGCCTCCACGGTCGCCGGCAAGGCCGACGTCTCGGCGCTGAACTCGCTGGCGACGACCGTGACCCAGCAGGGCCAAGACATCGCCACCAATGCGGGCGCTATCACGGCGGCAAACAGCGCCATTGCCGGCAAGGCCGACGCCTCGGCGGTGTCCTCGCTGCAGACCACGGTGACGCAGCAGGGGCAGACGATCGGCTCCCACACCCAAGCGATCACGTCGCTGCAAGGGACAGTCAGCGGCAAGGCCGATGCCTCGGTGCTCTCGGCCCTGTCCCAGACGGTCACCCAGCAGGGCCAGAACATTGCGGCGAATGCCGGTGCCATCACCTCGCTGGACAGCACCGTCGCCGGCAAGGCCGACGCCTCGGCCGTCAGCTCGCTGGCGACGACCGTCACCCAGCAGGGCGGAGCCATCAGCTCACAGGCGACGCAGCTGTCGGCGCTGGCGACCAGCGTCGGAGAGGTCTCGGCAGACGCCCGGTTTCGCACCACGGTCAAGTCGCAGCCCTCCGGGTCGGAGGCAACAATGGCGATGCAGGTGAGGGCGGGCGACGGCTCGTCCTGGCGAGAGGCCGGCATCTACCTGCGCGCGACGAGTGACGGCTCTGCCGACGTGATCGTCTCCGCCGATCGGTTCGTCGTGGCCGACCCCAACGGCTCGTTCTCGCCTTTCAGTGTCGTCAATGGGGTGTTGCGTGTTCAGGCCGCGATCCTCGGCAATCTCGTCGTCGATGGAACGCTCACTGCAATGCAGATCGAGAGTGAAGCGATCACTTCGACCTATTTTACCGAGTTCGCAGCAACTGACCCGTTTGACGTTGATGTTCTCGACTGGCTCGTTCCCGGGCCAGTGGGGGCAAGTGTCGTTGTTGCGAACACATGTGCAGGTTTGATGATCGAAGGGTCCGAAGATCTCGGGATCTACAAAATCTACATCGATGAAGTCCTGAAGCGGAATGAGGAGTGGAGGTATGCCTACTACGCTAGCCACCCAATTGTCCGCTCATACAAGGCGGTCATTGGCCCGTCTGGCTTTGTGAGGGTCCGGCACAACGTGAGAATAAAGCGCGGCATCACTTCAGGTTCGATTGTAGCAACGGTGTTCAAGCGATGAAAATCAACTACTGCCGGTACGACCACAATGGCACCCCCCTGCAATGGGGGGATACCGAAGCGGCGGCGCTGAACGCGATGGCTGCCGCCGGCAACCTGGTCGTCGCCCTCGATGAAATCCCGCCGGATTTTCCCACGCTCTGGCGGATCAATCCTGCGACCGGTGTTCTGGAGAGGCGGGCAGATCTGCTCGTGGAGATTCCATGAGCGCGGCGCCTTCCATCGAGATCGACATGGTCGGCGCGGTGTTCCAGCGCCGCGCGACGGAGGCCGAGGGCCTCTGCCTGCAGCTCGCCGCGCAATGCCGGTCCCTGCAGGGCGACCTCAAGTCGGCCGAGGCACGGCTCGCCGAGGCGCTCCAGACTATCGAAGCTCTGAAGCTCAGCAATCAACCGCAGAAGGATGAGAACAATGGCGGGTGAAACCTACTACGCCACGGGGACGGCCTCCGTCGGCGCGGGATCGACGGCCGTGACGGGGGCGGGCACGTCCTTTGTCGCGAATGGCGTCCAGGCAGGCGACTATTTCGCCGCCAACGGCCTCTCGGTGCGGATCGCGTCGGTGAACTCGAACACCTCGATCACGCTCGCCGCCGGCTGGCCAGGGACGGCGCTGGCCGCGGCCAACTACGAGATCCGGTATACCCCGTCCTCGTCGCGGGTGACTGCGGCCTTGAACACGCTGATCGCCCTTCTCGGCAACGGCATCGTGCAGGCGCTGGCCGGCGTCGCGGCGGCGGCCGATCGGCTGCCCTATTTCACCGGCGCCGGCACGTTCGGGGTGGCCACCTTCACCAACTTCGCGCGCACGCTTCTCGACGATGCGGACCAGGCAACAGCGCGAGCGACCCTCGGCGCAGCGTCGACGTCGGACCTGGCCGGGCGGCTGGCCACGACCGGGGGCACGCTGACCGGCAACATGATTGTGCAGAACTCGTCGCCGAGCATCTCCGTCTACGATACGGACGCGCCCGATGCGAACGGACGTTGGAACATCAACGCGGCCTATGACGGCAGCGGCGGCAACCAGCTGAACATTCAGTCATCGGGCGCCGGCTTCGGAACGGGCGGCGTCGGCCTCATCGTCGGCAAGGACTCTGGCGCCAATCTGCGCGTCGGCCTGACCGGCTTCCTTCCCTCGACCGCCATGGCCGAGGCGAGGGGCAACAACAGCGCCGGCGTCAACGGGCCCATCCTGCGCGGCGAGACGCTGAACCTTTCCGCTTCCAACTTCGCCGCAGTCGAGGCGAAAGCCGCCGCCACGACGGGCCAGCGGCTGTTCGCGGGTGTCGCTGGAGGATCCGAGGTGTTCCGCGTCATGGGCGACGGTTCGGCCGTCTTCACCGGGGCGGTCTCGGTCGGCAACTTCACCACCGCCGCGCGGCCGTCTCCGAGCGCCGTCGGCGCTGGCGCGATGATCCGCAACATCACTACCGGCAAGGTCAACGTCAGCAATGGCACCGCCTGGGTCGACGCTGTCGGCGCGGCCGCTTAACCAGAGGAACATTCCCATGAACATTCAGCCGATAAAAGTGCCCTACGAGATCCTGATGCGCGCGCAGCCAAACGGCAGCTGGGCCGGGCAGTACACCGAGATCCAGAAAGTCGTCGATCTCGACACGCCGGAACCGCATTTCCAGTATGGCGCCGACGTGATCCTGGACCCGCGGCCGATCGAGGACGTCGAGAACCTCCCCGAGATCCTCGGCACGATGAACGCCGCCAGTCTCGACGAGATCACCCGGCTGCGCGCCGAGGTGGCGGGGCTGGAGGGCACCGTCGCCGACCAGGCCGGTATCATCGCCAACCTGCAGCAGCAGCTGATCGGCATGCAGAACAAGATGAGCTCGCTCGCCGCCGGGGCACTGGCGATCGAGGACGCGCCAGCGGCTTAGGCTGCGGCGACGGGGGCCGGCCGAAGCCGGCTGCGGGGCATCAACTTGGCGGAAGACCCCCGCATGACGTGTCCAGAGATAACGCCACCGCCGCCACTGCCCGAGGGCAGCGACGCGAAGGTGGCCGATATCTCTCAAGGAAAGATTGATGGAAACCGAACTGCGGGCCGTCGAGCCCGTGTCGCCGGCCGCCGGTTATATCGGCGGCAAACGAAACCTCGCTCGCCGCCTGGTCGAGCGGATCGAGGCGATCCCCCATGATGCCTATGCCGAGGCGTTCGTCGGGATGGGGGGCGTCTTCCTGCGGCGTCGATCGGCGCCTCGTCTCGAGGTGATCAACGACGTCTCAGGCGACGTCGCGACCTTCTTCCGCATCCTGCAGCGGCACTACACCCACTTCATGGAAATGCTGCGCTTCCAGATCGCCAGCCGGCGCGAATTCGAACGGCTTTTGAAGACCGATCCAGCGACCCTCACTGACCTCGAACGGGCGGCCCGGTTCCTCTATCTCCAGCGCCTCGCCTTCGGTGGGAAGGTCGACGGCCGGACCTTCGGCGTCTCGGTCACGACGTCTAGCCGCTTCAACGTCACCAAGCTGGCGCCGACGCTGGAGGCGATACACGAGCGGCTTGCCGGCGTCGTCATCGAGCAGCTGCCCTGGCGCGCCTTCATCGACCGATACGACCGCCCAGGCACGCTGTTCTACCTCGATCCGCCCTACTACGGCTCGGAGGGCGACTACGGCCGCGATGCCTTCAGCCGCGACGAGTTCGCCGAACTAGCCGGAAGGCTCAGGGATCTTAAGGGGACATTCCTGCTCTCGATCAACGACCGGCCCGAAGTTCGAAGCCTGTTTGAAGGCTTTTCGATCGAGACGCTGCCGACGACCTACAGCGTCTCCCAGAAGGGCAATTCGAAGGTCGGAGAATTGCTGATCTCAAGGGACGCCCGCCGCAACCGGTATTGCGACTAG